TGTACCAACACGCAGAGAAGTTTCGAGCAAACGAGTTGCAACAAACTGCAATGCAGGAGGAACAATCAACTTCTTAGGTTTAGCGGCAATCAGCAAACCACGCTCGTCTGTCCAACCAGCGATTTGAATCACAGCGTTTTCCAACGATGTTTCGTTCAAGTCAGATTGGGTAGAAGGAGTGTTTGCGTTAGTACCACCAGACACCAGAGGGTGAGCAGTGCTGAACAATGCCACGCCATCACCACCTGTGTAAGCGGCGCTGAAGCCGTTGTTCAAGGTAGCGGCGGCTTTCACCTGCTTGGTGTATGCCATAGCACGAGCCAAACCTTTGGTGTAACGAGCAGACAGGCTGTCGTACAAGTTGTCTTCGATGGCCTCTTCGGTCAGCGAAAAACCCAAAGCAATGGTTTCGTGGTTGTAGCGAGCAGTCCATGCTTCCTGCGCATTGTCATAAGCGATGGCAGAGCCTTCAGCCTTGACAGGAGCGGCAGAGAAACCAGACAACTTAGTTTCTTCTTCGAAAGAACGCTCAGAGGTTTCAGTTTCATAAATTTCTTTATGCTCTTCACCGTAACGGGCGTATTCCAAACCAAACAGCGCATTCAAGCCGGGCAGGAGTTCTTTCAGTAGTTGGGCACGAGAGATAGCCATGTTATATCACTCCTTAAACGGCAGTAGCAGTGTAGTACTCATGGATACCGAAGTTGATTTTCACCAACATCTCAGGATACTGAGTAAACACAATAGTTGAAGAAGCCGGAATAGCGGTAACGCTACCGGGAACTGCGATTGCAGAGTTAATCGTGATTGAAGTCGCACCAGCGGTGGCGGCAACAGACACGAAAGAACCTGTTTCAATCAACTGACCGTTCGAAGCGACATAAGCCACATCCGTACCGACAGGGATTGCGCTAGGCAAACCGGAGCCAGTCAGGGTGATGGTAGTGCTAGAAGAACTACCAGTAGCCGAAGTCACGATTGCGGTATCAGGAACCACGCCCACGGCTCGCATAGCGAATGTGCCAGTGGTCAAAGTAGCCGAGTACAACAAAGCGTTGTTCGAATCACCAGTGTTCAAGTTGGGGTTGTTGTCAATCATCTGGTAGTTCTGACCAATCATGGCGATAGAGCCAGAAGCGACAGTTGTACTAGCAGAGCAAACAACCGCTTTAAACACGGTGTCAGGGTCGTCGCAAACGATAGCGACAGCATCACCAGCGGCAGTACCAGAGGGCCAGTATTGGCTGAAGGTCTTTTGCTTGGTGACAGGGTTGGTGAAAGAACAGCCGAGGAAAATACCGACCATGCCAGCGGCTCCACCTGCGGTAGAAACTGCTTGACGTTGGATAGTTCCACGAACCAACTTCACGAAATCGCCATAACCGATGTCGGTAGCGTAGCCGTATTGGATGGGGAGACTGCGAGTCGCACCAGCAAACACTTGACCACCGATTAGGTTAATTGGCTTCAGGCCGTACGGGGCGGCAACTTGAGGATAAGCCATTTAAACACTCCTAGAGATTAAGTACCTTTTCCAAAACTCGTCGAAGACTTACGCTCTTGGAAGAGCGGCATCCTCGCATCGCTTTGGCGCATTAAATTGTTGTCAACAGCATCAGCCTGTGCACGAGTCATATCATCGTAGTACTTGGCTCTGGCTTCCATCATTTCTTCAGGAGCCTTGCATAACAACAACCCACCGATTTCGATATTGCCAGTGAACTGGCTGTTTCGGTCGATTAGCAGTTTAAACTTTGGTTGCTCTTCCACTGGCACTGGCTCGTAACCTTCTCGCAGTGAGCGAGAGATATTGCGAGGGTCAGGACTGTTCAAAAGAGAAACACGAATCCATCTGTACTTGTAACCGGGTTGTTTGTCAGGTTCTGGCAACAACTCAGGAGGCTTCCACTGCATGGGGCGCACCTCTTGTGCACGGGTTTCAAGTTCACGGGGTTTTTTGTTGTAAGCCATTTAAGCCTCCATTTTGAGTACAGCCTGAGCGTATTGCTCTGGCGTTAAGCCAAGTTTCTTCGAAATAGCCAGTTGTGACTGGGTCAGTCGGATTTTCTTGGGGGATGTGCTCCGGGTAGCAGACGCTACAACCGTGCTGGGACGTGTACGAGTTTCCTCGTTTGTTCGAGAAGCAAACTTCTCTGGAAAGCGTTGTCGCATTGTTTCATCAATGCGTCGATAGTATTCTTTGGATGATAGCGCAACACCCTCTTCTTTAAGTTGTTCATGGAGGGCCAAAGCCATTCCAGTCATCAACTTATCTTGACCAAACCACTGATTTTCTTGTTGCCAATCAATAGCGGAATTGTCAGGGCGTGGCGCTTGCACCACTGGTTGCCTCATTTGTACAACAGGTTCTTCGACTTGTAAAGGGGTAGGACGGTAATTTCTTACCTTTTCCTGTTTCATAGCCGCCTCAGTCATTTTCTGCTGGGCTTCTAATACCTTGTCAGTATCACCTGCGTCATACGCTTCTTTGTATGCTCGCTTGGCTTGCTCCATTTCCAGTTCAACCGCTCTGGTAACGGACATGAGAACGTTCTTCTCGTGCTCATTGGCAAGTTGCTTGAGGCGTTTATTCTCTTCAGAAACTCGTTGCGCAAAAGCAACCGCCTCTTGTTGTTCACGGAACGCCTGTTCTTTCTCTCGGCGCTCATCGTGAGCAAGTTTTTTCATCTGCATTAGTTTTTGTTTTACTTTTGCAGAATAGTCTTGCAGTTCATCGTCATAGAGTTCATCCCGCTTTTCTTTGGGGATGGGTTTGACGTTACGGTCTTTCTCAGGCGTATCGTCTATGACTTCAATTTCAAAAGAACTCTCTTGTTCTTTTTCTTTTTTTAATTCCTCAGAGTGTTCCTTGATTTCATCTTCAAGTTCATCTGGGAATTTAAATTCGTCGCCTTTGTATTCAGCCATGTTTAAACTCCTTATTTGCGTTTAATTCCTCGGGGGTCGTCTACCGTTCCCTCGACCGTGTCTTCATTAATCATGCGGAACTCTTTGCCATGAATGACAAGGCGAGAACCAACATTGGGACGGACAAGGATGAAGTCACCGACCTTGCACCACGGTCCTGTGGGATAGCGGTCTTTGTCGGTGTAGCAGTCTGGGCCGAGGGCGACCACAAACAGCACAGTAGTTAACATCTCTTCGTATCGAATTGTCTCCGTTGGTTTAATCAACGTAGTGCCTTCGATGGTTTCTTCCTGTTCAGGGATGGCGCACAAGATGTGGTATCCGCTTGGTTTAGGAAGTTGTTTTGCTTTCTCTTCTTGGGGCTTGTGAAACGACCCAATAATCACAGGGTTGTCTGGGTTGGTAGCCAGTAGGATGTCAGTCGTCATCAGATTCCTCGATGTTTTTTTGTAGGTCTATCATGTTTAAACGGGCAGTGAGAAGACCTTTTATCTCTCCGACCATCGCTCTGTATTCAGCCCAGTCTTTGGGACTTCCGTCCCCAAGGGCGTTCTGAATTTGTGTCACCTTCTCGTCGATTTGACCGATGAGGTGTTTAAGGGTTTTGTCAATCAAGTTTTCCTCCTAACTTTGCGTCTTCGATTGCGGCCTTGACCCCAAGGCGCATCTTCTCCAACTCCAAGTCGTGCTGGTAGTCTGCGGCAAACTTCTGTGCATTGACGTTCATCTTTAGACGTTCCATATCGGCTTGGCTTTGGATTCGTTGTTGTTCGGTTTGGATTTGTGCCATGCGAGCCTGTGCATCGGTTTGGTCCTTGGCGGCTTTGCGCTGAATGTCCTGCTGTTTGATTTGCAACTCTTGCTGTTGCATTTGAACCAGCGGGTCTTTGGCTTGCTCGTCGGCTTTTTGTTTTGCTTCGTCGCTCTTGTGGATTTGAAGCAATTGCTGAGAAGCGGTAGCCACCAGACGGGACAACTCGACCTCGACCTGTTCTGGCAAAGTCTTGCCGGGTTCTGGCAAGGTAACGCCCAGTTGTTTTTCAATCTGTGAGCGGTACTGAAAGCCCAAGTGCTCTGCCATGTGCGCTTGCAAGGCCGCAGTAATTTGATTGGCCTGTGGGTTCTGACCAATAGTTTTGGTGACCACGGGGTCAGTCATGAATGCTTGGTGAGCCGCAATATGGGCATCATGGTCTTGGTAGATGAATGCCTTCATGGGCTTGCCATTGACCGCATTCATGTTTTCACTGATGGGGTCAAGAGGCTCTTGGTCGTCTTCCAACTTCACCAACTTCTGAGGATTCTTGATGCCAAGAACCTCAAGCATCTGACGGTGCAGGTAGGCTAGGTCGTAGAGTTGCGGCGCTGTCTGCGCAAGTTGAATGACCGCTTGGTATTGGACAACTTTCTGAGAAAGCGTAGCCGCATTCGGGTCTGACACGGGTATGACATCGACCAAATCATAGTCAGACTTCTTAGCCTTGCGGTCACCCAATTCAGGTTCATACGGATACTCCTCTGGTGTGTAGTCACGAATAATGTCTTTGAGCAAACGCAACTCTTGTTTTAAAGAATAATGGATACGGGCTTGAACCGCACTCATCACCTTCATGGTTCGCTCAAGGATTGCCAACGTTGTACCCACTGGGGAGTTGGATGACATGTCCGACACCTGCATGTCTGCGGCATTGGCAAAGCGGCGACCCTCTTCGACAATCTTGTCCAGCAAGGAAGACAAGACTTGGCTTGGCTCCTTGTAGGGCAGGGTCATGATGTTGTCTTTGATGGTTCCAGACGGCACATCCACGTCACGGAACTCTGCTGGCGCTATTGGTGTGTCATCACCTTTAACTCGCAACCCACGAGTCTTAAAACCACCGGGGAGGTTGGACAATGTACCTGCATCAACAAGTTGTCTGATAATAGAAGTACCAGACTTAGCAAAAGCGCCCACAAGGTGAATGAGGCCAAAACAATAAAACCCAAAGCCCGGAACGTATCCATAGTGCACAAAGTGCTGGCGCTTCTGATAAGTCTCATCGCCCTCTTTCCAATTGCGACGGATAGCCAAACACTTGTTGCTACCCTTTTCAATTGTGACCACATACGGCAATGCAATGCCTGTCGGTTCTCCATTCTCATCCTTATGTTCATATCCTTCGATGTCCAAGTTAACGTGCATCTCAAGCAGTTTGTATCTGCTGTCTGAGGTTGCACGGAAACCCATCTTCTCCGCAATTTTCTTTTCAACTTCGTCCATGACATTGTTGGGTTCTCCCAAATCAATGTCAGCATAAAAACCAGCAACTTGCAACTTGCGCAAATCGTTTTCTGTTTTGCGCATCACGTGCGTTACACGCTCTGCCGTCTCAAGGTTGGAAGCACCATAAGGCACAACCACATCCTCAGCGGGAATGAAGATGGACATCTGACGCTCAAAGTTGGGGTCATAGTAGACCTTCTTGAACGCATTACCCGCCAGTCCCAAGCCCCACAGCATGCGCTCTGTCTCAGGGCGATACTCAGTCATCACGTCAGTGATTTGATAGTTCATGTCATTCTGAACTCGAACCGCCGCATCTTTTTTTTCGGGTGTTTCTTTGCCAATGATTTCCGTCTTAACGGGGCCAGCCGCTGGCATGATTTCCATGATGGTTTCGGCTTGGAACTTCACCAAGGCTTCTGAGAGAAGCGGGTGATAAACGCCACAGGCTCCGGGCCAAGGGTCTGTGCGCTCTTCAATCTTCATGCCGAGGAGTTCAAGTCCATCGACATAGGTCTGCATCCAGTCACGGCGAGAGGCTACGTCATCGTCAAAGTCTCCAACCAAGTCGCCTACGATTTCTTCAACGACATCGTCATCAAGATACTCGACAAGGTTGGCATTGAAGTCTAAATCGCCTTCGCCTTTTTCAATGTCGATTTCAATGCCGTCCATATCTAAATGAACCGCCTCTGGGTCTTCAATCTCAATTTCAATATCTGGCATTTGCTCTGCCAGACTATCTAAACCTTGAGGCGCTTGGTACAGACTCTTTTCGATTGCCATAATTTTCCTTAGTAGTACGCAACTTTGCGTTTAAACACAGGGACTTCGTCTGGCTCATCTGATTGCAATTTGATAAAGCCGCCTTGACGGAATCTCAACAACGCCTGACTTGTCGAGTCAACAAGGTCGTCGTGCTCTCCATTTGGGAAAGAGGCGCACTCTTCCATGACTTCATCAGCCCAGCGAGTATCTGGACACCAAACCAAACCAGAAGCAAACAGGTCTGATATGGCGTTTACACGGGCTATCTTATCACTGCCTTTGCTTGGTGTGTACTCTGAAATTGGTATTCCCATCCGCCTCATTTCATAAATGAGTGGTGCACCCGCCGCTTTCTTTTCCACAATCAGGGTATCTGGGTTCCATTCTTTGAACTGGCGCATGGCCTCGTCCTTTAATTCTGGAAACTCCAAACGTTTTTTGATGGCTTCAAGAAGAATAATGTTGGCAACCGTATCGCCTTGTTCATTGGGTTTGTAAAAAATACCCCACGTTGTACAAGCGGAGAAATCAGCACGGTTGTTTTTCTCAAACGCCGTGTCCCAAGACTGGATGATGTACTCGCATGCTGGTGGAACATCGCTATCCCATATCCGCCAGTAATCTCGTTTGATAATCGCACCTTCTTCGGATGTGGGATTCTGTTGATACTGGGCTTCCCACTTACCAACTGGAAGTTCAGCCTTGATTGCCTCGAGTTCTTTTTGGCTCCAGAACTCAGGCCATAGGGGTTTACCACTAGGCATCAGGGCAGGGAATTCAATCACTTCCCAATCATCTGTGCCGTCTCGTTTTGTGGAGGAATTGATGATTTGTCCGGTCAAGTCCCGCTTAGACCATCGAGTCATGACGATGACAATGGCTCCTCCCGGCTGTAAACGCTGACGGGGACCGGAGTTGTACCACTCAAACACACGGTCATACACCCCCGGAGTGCCTTGCATCGCCTCTTGTTCGGAGTGTGGGTCGTCAATGATGAGCACATCAGCGCCTTTACCCGTCACAGCACCGCCAACGCCGATAGCAAAGTAGTCACCGCCCTTGTGGGTGTTCCAACGACCAGCCGCCTTGCTATCTGTGGAGAGTTTTGTGGGAAAAATGCCCTGATAGTCGGGCGTATTGACCAGATTTCGCACCTTTCGACCGAATCCAACCGCCAATTCTGCGGTGTGAGCGGTCTGAATAATCTTTTTCTCAGGGTATTTACCTAGAAACCAAGCAGGAAACAGGTAGGAAGCAAACTCAGACTTGGTGTGACGGGGTGGCATGTTGATGATGAGCCGCTTTAGGCTACCATTTGCCACTCTTTCGAAGGCATCCGCCATGTCTCTGTGGTGTTTTCCGGGGATAAAGGCCGACCACATGTCCTTTACGAAGGGCAGAAAGTTGTTTCTGCACCGTTCTTTCTTGTCTTCTCGCAGTAACGTTCGTATCTTAGGGATGTCTTTGTGATTCTCTGGGAGTACATCGAGTAACTCCCTGTATTTTTTAAGTTCGTCTTCTGTAAGGAGTGCCATTACAACTTGACGATTTTGTCTATGGACTGGTCAACCACCTTGAGACTGCGAATCATGTGGGGTTGGACTTTGAGAAGACCCCTGTCTTTTAAGGTGTGCACAAGTCTGTGGATATTTGACTTGCTTGACATGTTTAAACCACGAGCAATCTCTGCGTAAGACGGGGCAAAGCCCTTCATCTTAATGAATGTGTTGATAAAGTCCAACACCAATTTCTGTCGTTCAGTCATTCAGATGCTCCTCGTTTTTGATGTGCTGACTTACGATTCTTTTGCGCCATCCGGTTGCAGGACGGGAGGCAAGTTCTTCAGCATCGACCAATAACTTGAGGTGGTGGATGAGCGCCTTGGCTTCATCAACCGTCAGGTCTTCACATTGTTGTGCGAGTTCGACTAACTTTAGATTCACTTGCTACCTCAGAACAAATAGGAAACGTTCTGGGTATTGTGCCACAAGTGTTTAAACATTGTCACGTTTCACGTGAAACAATAAGACTGGAGACTGTTGTGGGTGCGACCCACACGGAGCATCGGGATTAAGGTTGCGTGTCGTGTTGTGCGCACAAGGGACGACATAGGCTTCCACTGACCGACTTCATACCCGCCAATCTCCAGACTTATTGATTCCACCGCCTTGGATTTGCACCAAGTCACCGTCCCTTGTCGGGCTGTGCTTCGCTAGAGCACCCACGGTGGAAAACAAACTATAACTTAAACCGCCTTGTCTTCCAACTCAAACTCAGTTTGGTCAGGAGACTTCATATTTTCAACTTGAATGCCTTTGGTCAAACAAGACACAAGGTCATCCTGAGTTGCAACACGAACGCCAAAGGTGGACATCGCCACATGGGTCAGGGCTTGGGAGCGGACTCCAGCCTTAACGAGACGCATTTCGCCGCTCGGGTGGGTCACAAGGTAAATTCGGTGCAGAGCCATTGGTTTCTCCAGAAGATTGTTGGCCTTCCATTGTACCAGAACGTTCTTGTTCCGTACTCTTCTTCCCAAAGATTCTGTCAAAGTTTTCAGCAAAACTCCGATGGTTTGTAGGGCGCTGTTTGTCGCCTTTGCCGCCGTCACTCATAAGTCTTTCCTTCAATCAATTGCTTCATGTGTAAAAGAGCCAAGTCATAACCTTCAGAGAACATCGGGTGACGTTCCTGCTCCGCCCCTGTGAACTCATCAATGAAATTTAGCATCTCTTTGCGGTAGTCACGCAAGTCGTACTGACGACTTACATAGACCATCTTGTCAAGGTCTGTTGGATGAGGTTTAAGTGGCATCATTACCTTTTTGAATGGCTCTCAAGACTCTGTCTGATGTTTTTTGAAGCGTACCAAGAAGTGCAACGCTTGCTCGTTTTGCGCATGCCTCACGCTCCGCTTTAACCGCATCATCAAGACGCTGTTTAAACGCACCAATAACCCAGTCAACAAATATTTCACCGCTCTCAGATAGTTCGCCTTCAAAGTGCATCTTGCCTTCGTTAAAGTCAAACGTGCCAACTTGTTTGCCTTCTTTGTGGAAAGACAGCATGTAGTTTGGTTTTGATTCTAAAAGACCAAAGCCACCTGTTGGGTGAATAATTTCAGTAGATTCTTGTTTCATATAACCTCCTAAGAACGTTCGTATGTTATCAGGAATTTATATGTAGGGGTAGGGGGAGAACGTTCGTAAGTGATAGGGGTAGGTAGTGGGATGTGTGGTTTACAGTGTAGTGGCGCTCACGAGCATGGGGGTACATCTGCGGGGGTGGGGTACGGGTGGGGTCGCACCGCCACGCATCGCACACCGCATGCCGTCACTGCATCAATCGCTTCGGTGTCTTGTCGAGCAACGCCAGTGATGACTCAAGTTCTTTCTTCAACTGGTCAACACTCACTTCCTCCACGGTCTGCTCTACTTTGTCCGTGAACATGCCAATCGACCGCCCAATGAGTTCGAGTGCTTTCAGACGGTTGCTCAGGTTTTCCTTTTCGTTCTTCGCATGCTTGTAAAGGTCTGCCATGACCATTCGTCTTGCTGAGACATTGTCTGCAATGATGGCTTCTTTGGTGTCTTGCCACAAAGACTCCATTAGCATACTGATTCGAGGGTCTCGCATTAATTCGTTCGCACACGCTTGCACTGACGCTTCTGACATTCGAGAGCAGTCGTATGCTTTGCGGTAAGCCTCTTTCGGTGACATGTCCTTTGCCATGAGAGAGCAGAACAACTGCATCTTTGCAGTGAGGCGTTTGTCTCGTCCACTACTCGTGGAGGTTGCCTCTGTATGCACACCTACTGGCAATCCGTTCTTCTTTGTCTTTACTTGTACGCTTTCAACCCTTGACCGCATGTCTTCGACATAAGATTCCCCCTCGATAGCATCGTTCGTGCTTGCAGTGCTTGTGTTGTGTTCGGTGCTCTTTGCAGTGTGTTTGTCGTTGCGCATGTTGGTTTTCTCCATTCGTGAACCCTTGCGGGAATGACTCACATTGTCGAGGTTTAAACATCGAGTGGTCAACGATGTTCGCACTCTGTTCGCAGTGTGTTCGCAACAAGCACGACAAAATGCAGTGCGAGGCGTGACAACTCGGTGCGCAGAGCACGACACTTCGCATTGTGTTGTGTCGTGCATGCTCTCTCTGAGGATGAGACCGCATCGCTTCGCTTTCCCGCTTTCAGTGGCTCATGCCGTGAGCCAGTGGCTCATCGTTTAAACGCTTACCCTTGGAGGTCATCACCGTGGGTGAGGACATCCAACATCGGAGGTTTAAACGGGCTGAAAAAAAGAGGTCAAAACGGGGTCAAAAATGGGGGTCGATGGATAGGCTGGAAACACCCTTTTTTGGCAATAACCCCACAACTTAGTCGGGATTGTCTTTGCCCGTCCCTTCGAGGGAAAACACCCCAAAAAAAGATTTTCACAAAGTGCTTGCATGGGGTGTTTAAACCGTGCTATCATTCGTCTCAGTTCGGTGCTTGCACTGAACGACAAATGACGGCTTTGATGAGTGACTCGCAAACACTCTAGCCCGAGCAGAAAGCCCGTGAGGAACGCACCTCTCGACATGTCACCCACCTACACCATTCGGGGACAGACTGAGAAAACGCAAGCCCTCATGACTATGTCAGACACCTACGCTGACCGACTCACTCACGCCCTACCACCTACACATTTTCGGGGGGCAAGCAAAGTCGGTCTGACACTCTCAGCAGTGTGCGCAAGGCTCTGACCCCATGTCTCACCCTCGTGAATAAGGGTGACAAGGGATTGCCCTTCAAGTGCATTGTTCGCAGTGCACTTGCGGATGCAATCGCATCAATTCTCAACTCTCAATGGAGGCTCAAACCATGTCTGAAATCGAATCCACTCTGCAAGTACTTTGGGAACAACTCAACGGTGCACTCTACGAATTGACCGAGGGCAACCCCTCTGACGCAATCCCCGCCATCGAGGACTGCATCGCTCGGCTCGAATCCATCAAGGGGGAAGCATGATGCACAAGGCAACCGAATACATCATCGGCTTCACCCTTTCCCTCGTTCTCGTCATTCTCTTGCTCATCGGTCTGCTCGACTGGGCGGGAGGTTGCGGGGAATCTTTCACCTACGCTGACGGCTCGGTGCACTCAGGCGAGTGCATCGGTCGCAACCTTGTCAAATCAACTTTTCGGAGGCTCACAAAATGACCACATCTACCCGTGAAAACTGGCTCTCATCCGCAGTCGATGAACTGCGTCCTCTCTTCGATGCGAACGGCTTTCCCTTGCCTGACCGCATTCGTGTGACTTGCGGTTTCCCCTCCCGTCACGCTCGCTCTCTGAACCGTGCAATCGGTGAGCATCACTCTGCCCGTGCATCGGCTGACAACACCCATGAGATTCTCATCTCTCCCGTGGAGTCGGATGTGTTCGAGGTGTTTGGCATTCTCGTGCATGAACTGGCACATGCCGCCACTGACGGGGACGGACACCGTGGACGCTTTCCCGCTTGTGTTCGCAAGTTTTACCTTGAGGGCAAGCCAACATCGACCAAGGTCGGTGACAACTTCAGAGTGCAATTCGGTGACCTTGTCGCTTCGCTTGGTGACTACCCTCATGCCCGTTTAAATGTATCGGCTGACCGCAAGGTGCAATCGACTCGCATGCTCAAGGCGGTGTGCCCCTCTTGCGGGTACACCATCCGACTCACCAAGACTTGGGCTGACCAAGGCTTGCCCACTTGCCCGAATGATGGCTCAACTTTCACTCTGTAATTTAACTTTTTTTTGGAGGCTCAAATGTCCAACTTCACTCGTGAACTCGCTCTCATCCCAACCCAACAACTCAACATCGCCTTGACCTCGATTGGCGAACCCTTGTGCACCACAAAGAACGATGCGGTCACCGCTCTCGTTCGTGCCGTCCAACAAGGTCGCATCACCATCGACCAAGTTCGTGCTTGCGTCCCCACTCAAACGACCAAGGTCGCTCTCGAACCCGCAGTGCCCGATGAGATTCGCAAGAAAATTCTCAACACCCAGTTCGAGGTTGCCAAGGCGGTCGAATCCGTCAAGGCGGTGCAAGAGGTTGCCAACAATGTTCTTGACACCGTGCACAAAAACGCCATCTCCAACGAGAAGAAAATCACCGACCTTGCAACCCGTTTAAACGCTGACATTCAAGCCATCCAAGGCGTGGACTACGGCAAGGTCGAGAACATCATTCGCTCGGAGGTCTCCGCTCTGTTCGACACTTTCCGCACTCAGTCAACACCGGAGGAACTCACCGTCATTGCGAACGCTCTGCCCACGAGCAAGCGTGTCAAGGCTCGTGATGTCTTTCCCGCCCCCTTGCAATACGAGGTCGGCAATGAGAGCATCGACTTCGGTGACCTCGATGTCGATGTGTGGAACGATGTCAACACCCCCGCTCTTGTCGATGATTACATTTTCAACCCTAAGCACTTGCACCAAGCACTCATCGCCCTCGATGACCCACTGCCCGACAATGTGTGGCTTGCGGGTGAGCGTGGCACTGGCAAGTCTGAGTTCGTGTCACAAGTTGCATCACGCCTCGGTCGTAGACTCTTCCGAGTGAACTTCGATGAGGCAATCGAACGGGCTGAATTCATTGGCGGCAACACCATCGTCAATGGCAATGTCGAGTGGAAAGCGGGTGTCATCACTCAGGCAATCCAACACACGGGTGCTCTCGTGTTGCTCGATGAGATTGGCTTTGCCCGTGCGCAGAACTTGGCGGTCTTGCATGCTTTGTGCGAACGCTCACCTCACCGCTCCATCGTCATTGCTGAGACGGGTACTCGCATCCCAGTCGCTTCGCATGTGGCGTTCTTCTGCGCTGACAACTCGAACGGTCATGGCGATGCGTCCGGTAACTTTGCGGGTGTGCGTGACCAAAACACGGCTTTCATTGACCGCTTCTCGTACACGCTGAACTTCGAGTACTTGCCATTCGCTGACGAGGTCAACCTCATCACAAAACGAACTGGCTTGTCACACGATGCAAGCACCGTGCTCGTGAAGTTTGCAACCGTGGCTCGTGAGAAAGCCCGTGCCGGAATCTTGACTCAGCCTCCATCGTTGCGTCAGTTGTTCGCTTGGGCACGGTCGATTCAAAAAGGTGTGCCAGTCGCTCTCGCATTCGACAACGCCATCATCAACAAGTTTCCCGCTGACTGTGAATCAGAACTGCGGGGTGTGTTCCAAGCAACCATCGACACGGTCGCTTTGAAGTCTTATCTCAGAAAGGTTTAATCATGCTCGGTTTAAATGTCAAGCGTGGCGTTGCCACTACCCTCGAACGGGTTCACAACTCAGCGGGTTTTGAGTTCGGCAAGTTGGAAGTCTTGTGGTCGGGTTCGACTGCGGGAATCATCTTTGACCGCAACGAGTATCGGTGTGATGCCAAGTTAATCTTCCCCTCGATTGACGAACTGGCGAACATCCCGCAAGAGACTTTCAACAACCTCATCGGCTACGCTCTGCATGAACTCGGTCATGCTTGGTACACCGACAACAGACCTTGGGACAATGCTCGTGAGCAACACGGCTCGTATGTCAGCAACCTCATCAACGGTCTTGAAGACCCTCGCATCGAGCGACTGGTGATTGACTCGGGTCGTGCACCGAACTCTCGTGTGCTCTTCGAGAATCTCATCAACTCAGTGCTCAAGCGTGACGGGTATGTCAAGGCTGATGACAAGCGCAACATCCCGTTCCTGCTTGCGGTCGAGGGTAGGCGTTTAAACGGCTATGACATCTGCGTTCCAAGCATCGTCAACGCCTCGCCTTGGGCAAAGCACATCAAGTGGGCACTCAAGAGAGCGCAAGTCGCCAAGGACACCCGCACCATCGCCAAGATTGCCATCGAGTTGTTCGAGCGCATCAAGGAACAAGAGAAACAAAAACCTCAGCAACCGCCTGAGCAACCTCAGCAACCCGAGCAAGGTCAGGGTCAGCCATCCGATGGTCAGCCCGATGAGAGCACACCGCAAGATGACAACGGCTCAGACGATGCGAACGGTCAAGGTGAGGGCAACCCCTCGGACGGTTCAGAAAATCCCTCTGAGGGCGGTTCTGATGCGGATGACTGGGGTTCTGATACGAACGGTCAGCCCACTGACGGTCAATCGGATGACGGTCAGCCTGACGATGGTCAACCCGCTGATGGTCAGGGCGGTGACGGGCAAGACGGTGACAAGCCATCCGACCAAACTGGCGGGGGCTATTCCAACGAGGACTTCGAGGGCGGTCGTGATGTTGAACCATCCGACTTCATCGAGAACGAACTCGGCAAGCATGCCAAGGTTGACGGTTCACTCGTGCATCGTCCATCAATTGGCAAACCATCTTTCACAACTTTTTCATGGATTTGAATCATGTACCTCAACAAAGCAGAATGCGAAAACAACTTCTCCCAAATCTACAACTCACAACCCAGTGGCTTGGGTGCGACTCGTGCAAACCTCTTGCGCTTGCTTCGCTCTCTCGACTTGGTCGGTTGGTCAACTCATGAAGAGTCGGGTCGCCTTGACCGTAAAGCGTTTACACGCTTTGCCACTGGCAGTACCGCCATTTTCTCTAAGCGTGAGTATCGTGAGGCTGAGACATCTGCGGTGTCCATCCTCATCGACTGCTCAGGTTCAATGAACGACTACGACCGCATCGAGGTTGCCGAGTCGGTTGCAATTCAACTCTCCCGCATTCTCGACAAAGCGAATGTGCCGTTCAATGTGACTGGCTTTCGTGGCAGTAGCGATGTGATGCACAAGGATGCGACTGGTGCGAGTGGCAGACTGGTAGTCAAGTACGAGGCTCCAAGCCTCATCCCATTCAAGACATGGCGTGACTCTTTGCAACGTGCCTCTGCCAAGTTGGGTTCGATTAACCGTTGGGCAAACTCTGCAACGCCCGACTACTCGTCCATCACCCTTGCCCTTGAAGACTTGGCAAGTCGTTCAGAGTTCCGCAAAATCTTGTTCTTGTTGACCGATGCAAACGGGTACAACATCACCAACATGAAGTTTTTGCAGTCGGTCGCTGACCGTGAGGGCATCAAGATTGTCGCCATCGGTATCGGCAACACCGATGTCAAGGAATGCTTCCGCAGTGCAGAGAATGTGCGCAGTGTTGGCGACTTGACCTCGACATCATTCAACAAGTTGCTCAAGGAACTGCAATGACCACTGAACAAAAACAAATCGAGGCGCTCATGAATTCTGTGGGCGCTGAACTCAACAACAAGGAAATCGGCATCGTCATTCCCGTGCTCTCCAATCAACTGGCGAGTGCGGGTGTGATGTGCGGCATCCCGCTTGAAGACCTTCTCAAGTATGTGACCATGACCATCGTGTTTCACTATGTTGAGAATTCTCACAACAACGAACCCGTTCACTAACCACTGGAGGCATCATGAAATACACAATCGAGATTGAAATCAGAGACGACATCACACCGGACGTTGAGATGTTTAAACGAGCAAAGGACTGGGCAGAGCGTGGCATCGACCACAACTGGTCATCCTCGTTTTGGCATGTGTCTGATGTGCAAGAGGTCAGGCAAGACCTGACCGATGAGCAAGCCCGTGATGTGCTTCGATACATGGAGCACTACCACGATGCAAACATTGGAATCAACTGGGACTTCATCGAGTCTTGCATTGACGATGTGGTCAACGATTAAGCAGACTGGACAAGCCAACTGACACTAGTTCTCCCCCCTTGGTGCAAACCTCGGGGGGATTTTTTTTGCTTTTTGCGTGGGAATTCCCTAAACGCAAGCCGTTTAAACGCTTACCGCAAGTGCGGCGTGGATTACCGCAAGTGCGGAAAATACAGCAGTTGGTCAGAACGCATCGGGTTCGGAGTACGTGCCAGTGATTTTGTTGTAGACCAATGTGGTCTCGCCTTGCGTACCAACCCAACGATAGCGACACTTCCAAACGGCAACCTCGACACCGTGGTTCTTCGTGCGGTGTACGGTCATGCCGCAGTCTGCTTTCGCCCACCAAGCCATTGAGCCTGAGATTGCCATGCCGTCAGGACGGGGCAAGTCCATGCCTGAGCGGGTAATCTTTGCGGGGTGAGCAACGAACCACACGTGCACACCGTACGCCTTTGCAAACGCCTGTACTCGGGTAAGCATGTTGCTGATGAACTCTGTCTCAGCCATGCCGCTCTTGTTGTCGATGTAGTTGTAGGGGTCGATGACCAAACCTCGGATGCCAGTCCTTGCGACTGCCACTTTTGCTCGTTCGAGGATTGAGTCGATGGTTGCGGGTTCTACGCTTTCGGAGTCAAGGAACATGAAGTGGTCTTCAACCCATTTAAACGCTTCATTCTTTTCTTCTTCTGTCATCCGTTGTGAGCCGTCAAAGAATCGCTTCTCTTTGTAAATCTCCATCAAGCGGCTGATGTGAATCTCGGGCTGATTCTCAAATGAACAGAGTGCAAACTTCCAATCGTTTGACCGCCCGAGGTTGACCATGAGTTGGTCAACAAAGTTCGACTTGCCTGATGATGGATAACCTGTCACCACTGTGAGTTGACCTTCTGCCACCGTGTAGATTTGGTCAACGTTCGAATACCCTGTCGATGTTCCTTTGCCTGTTCCTTTTACAAACAAGTCGTTTAAACGCTCTGCAAACTTGCTGGCGGATGATAAACCTGCAACTGGGTATGGTTCTGCTTTGTCGATGATGTCCTTAACGATGTCCTCACCTTCGGCAAGAAACGCCTCGTTCAAATCCTTGTAACCAAACTTGGCAACTCTGCACTTGTCTTTTCCAATTCGCCTTGCGAGTTCTTCAGCGAGTGCTTGTCCCGCAGTGTCGGTATCAGTGGCGATGATGACGTATGGAACTGCTTTGAGCATGTCAAACGCACTCCAAACGAAACTGAACTTCTTGTCTTCGCTTGCGTCAATCTTGCCATCGGTCACCTTCATGGGTGCACCGCTTGGAACTGACAAAACATTCTTGATGCCGCATTCCCATACGGTCAGTGCATCCATCTCGCCTTCGACTATGACAACTGGTTGCGACTGGTCGATGTGGTCGATGCCAAAGAAGTCGTGAGCACCGCCTGAGTCTTGAGTGAAGTCCTTCGATTCGATACTGCGGTACTTGGCTGAAACGAACTGACCGTTTTTAAAATAAGGAAAGCCGATTGCATCGGTCTGCTTGTTTAAACGCTGAAAGTATTTCTGGGCAGAAAACAATTTCAACTCATTGGCGGTGTGTTCCGATATGCCTCGCTTCTTCAGAAAGTCGTAGTGCTGAGGTTGCAACTGGGTTGTGGGCATTGTTCTTAGTGGAATCACTTTGGTCTCCGGACGGTAAATGGGTTGAAAAGTTTTTTGCTTGGCGGTGACAAATCCTCCTGTGCCACAGTGATGGCAAAAGTAAGTCCATCCGTCATCCTTGCGGTCAATGACGAGGTCTTTCAAGTTGGATTTTCTGCGCTCGTATGAGCACTCAGGACATGCGATGCGTTGATGGTCATCAACGTGCATGGAAAGAATTACATCTGCGATTGCATTCAAGAGTGAGCCTCCGATTGATTGAAAATTATTTTTTATTGTCTGACTTGTTCGCCTTTGGTGAACGTAGTCTCAAGTTCCCTGCGGTTGTTTTACCGCCTGACTTGATGGGTTTGATGTGGTCGATGTTTTTTCCTGTGCGTTTGATTCCTTCCTTATCGTATAGGCGACGAGCCTTTTGGCGTTCAAGTTGACCCTTGTCATCACCACGCTTTAATTGCAAAGCGTATTCATGTTTCCAGTCACGTGATTTACTTGTTGCCATAACTTGCCTATTGTTGTGATGTACGTATTGTTGTGATGTATGTTGTTGTCTGCCCTTTTGTGGGCAGACCAAGCCCTATCCTAGTCTGCCTTCACGCACGTGTGCGACCCGACAGACTTTTCGTGCAAGAGGTTCTATCTTCGCCACCTCACCTGATGTTTCAGCACTTCCCACGGTATCAGTATCAAGTTTCAGCCCCACCGTTTTTCACCGACGACTGAAACGAATGTTCATGATAGCGCCAATTACGATACGAACACAAGAGGGTTTGACATGCGAACGATATTTATTTTTAGCATCGAATGTTTAAACGATGTTCAACTCAGCCGGGATGAAAAATAAAAAAGGGAGTGTCGTTTAAACACTCCCTAAATTGCCGCTTGTGGTGGCAACTGCACAACTGATTTTGCACACCTAAAAATAATTTACAAGAAGAACGTTCTTGGTTGTTGACTTCACGTGTAGATGCGTTACCATAGCATCACTCGATTGGAAATGAGCCTCCTGTCAGTAGACCAGTAGGTCGGAAAGCCACCCTCAGCGGTGGCTTTTTTTATGCCTGTGCGATAGGTGTTACCTCTATCTCACACCGTGGGTTGCCCTTATCCACGCCCATCCAGTAGATGTGCTTCTCTTTAACTTGGCGGTCGTTGTGATACGCAACGTCTTGAAGCAAGTCAAGGATGAGCGACTCATCCAAATCAGGGCGACGAGATGCGTACCAAATGCGAATCGTTACCGCAACATCCTCCGACATGAATCTTAGCAGAGGCGGTACAACGCACTGCTGTTTAAACGACTCTGAGTAAGACAGCGCCTTCTGAGACTTGATGGAGGCTATGCGCCCTCCCATCTTTACGATTCGACGGCTATTTGCTTTGGAGCACGGTTCTCCAAATATTTTTAGTGATAGTGTTTGCATTGTTGTAAAAGTAGTGTTAGCATGTAGGTTCTTTAACTGGAGGCTTCATGAAGATTACGAACAAGTTTAATGTACCCGCCACTCTCGTGGCACTGGCACAGAGGGACTTCTATACCAAGGGTAGGGCTGACTACTCTGTTACTGAAATCATCTCTCCCCCTCGCATTCAGCGCCTACGCAAGCGCCACTTCGATGACATTGAACAGGATGTCAGCGACATGTTGTGGATGCTCTTGGGCACTGCACTGCACGTTGTTGCAGAACGCTCAGTTGTTGAGGGTCACACCAATGAGGAACGCATCATCGTTGGATTTGATGATGTGCTTCTCTCAGGCGCTATCGACTTGCAACAAGACGATGAGGACGGGGTCATCATCTATGACTACAAGTTCACTTCAGCATGGGCGCTCATGAATGACAAGCCCGAGTGGGAACAACAACAGAACATCTACAAGTACCTCATTGAACGAGTAAAAAAGAAACCCGTCAAGGGCTTGAAGATTTGTGCACTGGTTCGAGACTGGTCTCGTCGTGATGCGCAGAACAAAGCCAACTACCCACAAGCACCCATTCAAGTTCTCGACATCCCGATGTGGGACACCGAGAAGGTTGAGGCGTTTATACGGTCACGCATTGAGGCTCACCGTGAGTCCAAGGTCAAGGCTGACTGGGATGAAGAGTTGCCACTGTGCACCGAGGAAGACCGATGGATTCGGGAAACCAAGTATGCAGTCAAGAAGGAAGGTCGCAAGACTGCAATCAGAGTCTTGGACACCGAGGAGGAGGCTCAGGCATTGTTGAAAGACATGCCCGAGAAAGATAAAGGGTTCATAGAAATCCGCAAGGGTGAAGCCGTTCGATGCACTGGCAACTTCTGTGGTGTAGCGCAATGGTGTACGCAGTATCAACAATCTTTGAAGGAGGCTCAAGATGAGTAATGAAGATAGGTTTTGGATTTGGATGTGGGGTTACCTACTGGCGTTTGTGTTGGCACTTATCTTTGCCGTCACTTACACGATGGCGGGGAAGCGACTCATGATGAGTGAGATGGTGAGCAACGGTGCTGACCCAATGAAAGTTGCATGCGCTTTAAACATGCACGATGACAAAACGATTTGTGTGATTTACGGTGTTAAAGGGGAAATGAAATGAAGGTCTATTCGAAATTGGTATTGGCAAGGAACATCCTTGCGCACAAGGCTTTGAAGAAGTCGGGGCACAACAAGTTTGCGGGGTATCAATACTTTGAACTCGGTGACTTCTTGCCTGAGATTCAATCCATCTTTGCTGAGGTGGGCTTGGTGGATGTCATCACATTCACCGCTGACCTTTCAACGATGACTATCTACGACTGCGAGGATGGCTCGTCTGTGGTGTTTACATCGCCTATGGGTTCAGCCCAGTTGAAGGGATGCCACGAGGTGCAGAACATTGGTGCGGTTGAAACGTACCAACGTCGATACCTCTATGTCACTGCGATGGCTATCGTTGAACACGATGCGCTTGATGCAACGACAGGCGGTGTTGCACCTGAGACAAAAGCCAAACCGAAAGAAGCCGTGCGTCCTATGGGTGAACTCACCAAACAGGAAGACGCACCCGCCTACGAAAAGATTGCCGCCAAAGCCGCAAGCAAAGGTGTGCCTGACCCCAACAAAGTACTGCTTGTCGATTCCCTCTTGGATGTCGCCTCGCAGTTCTCATCCACTGCCGAACTCCAAGGTTTGTGGAAAGCAAATCAGAGTCAGATTGACGACCTGAAAACCAGCGAGCCTGAGTTGTTTAAACGACTTAAAGATGGATTCGCATCCCTGAAATCAGCCAATGTAAAGGAAGACTGAAATGACTGCATACGATAAACCCTACGTGAACAAACCCAACAAGGGAAGCATTGTTCCCGTCTCAGTGAAGACGAATCCCAAGTCGCCCGACTACAAGGGCAACGCCCGTATCGACCTGAGTCAGTTCGATGTGGTGGACGGGATGATTGACATCTCCATCTCAGGATGGAAAGAGACAACTCAAAGCGGCAAGCCTCGCCTGAGCCTGACCATCTCCAAGCCTTGGAAGAAAGAAGAACAAGGCGGCTATCAACAACCTCAGCATTCACAGGAGCAAGACGATGACATCCCCTTCTGATACCGCAGTTAAACCTATTGGTCGCCCAAAGGGTTCAAAGAACAAGCCCAAGAAAATCATCGTGACTGCAAGCCAAATTGCAATCGCTGAAAAACTTGGCGTTCCCAAAGAGAAGTTCGTCAAAGAAATGGTTGCACTGAAACGTCAGGACACCATCAAGAAGCAATCCATCTCGATGCAAGAACGTTGGAATCGAATCAAGAAGTTGACCGATGACAACTTGCAGTTGATGGATGACAACTCGGTGTTGCTTGCTCAGGTCACAAATCTTGAGCACCAAATGATTGGCTACCGTGCGGTCATCTCTTATCTTGAAAATCAGATTGGGTTGAGGAGTTCTCAATGAATGCACTCCAGTTTGAATGTGTCAAGGTTGCGCTCAAGCAAGACCGTACTGGCTACGTTCTTACTCTGAGCATGCACCCCGATGAAATCCCCGAGGAACTTCTCAGGGACTTTGTCGGTTCTCGGTATGGCGTGGCAATGGTTCGCATCCAAGATGATGAATCGCCAACGCCATATCACAACCGTGTGCAACGGGCGGGGATGCTGTGCAAATCAAGAGAGTTTCAGTTTTGGTTGAAAGAGGCGGGCCACGCTGACCGTGTAAACGAGGATGATGCAATCAAAGCCATCTACGCAATATGCGGAATCAAATCAAGAACTGAACTTAACGGCAAACAAGAAGCGCAACAACTATTCGATGAAATGGTGAATGAATATGAAAGATGGAACAAAGAAGAGCCGTTTTAAAACGGTGACTCCGGTGATGATTTATTTGCCCATTGAATTGAACGACCAACTCAAACGCTTTGTGAAGAAGAGTAAGTTGTCAGGTTCAAAGGTGGCAAGTGAAGGCATCGCCATGAGGCTGATGGGCGATGACGACCCATACAACGCTGGCTTCAATGGCGGTTTAAACGAGGCTATGCGGATTGTCAAAGATACCGAGGGAGCGAAGATGATGTTCCCCTCGGGCAAGTCTTTTGGTCAGTTGGTATGTGAAGAGATTGAACGGTACATCCGTGAGAAGAAAGGCTGACATGTCAGAAGACAAATCAAAAGAACTGGCAATCGAGATATTCAAGTTCTTGGCTCCCAAGGCTGAACTTGATACGCAGACCATCCTTGCCGCAGTCAGCATGGTGCTTGCCGCCATTGCAGTCGAGGCGGGGGTGGAAGAGGAGAAGGCTATGTACGCGTTTCGCAAATCCTACGGGAAAGCGGAGAGGCGTTTAAAGCAAGTTCTAAAGGACATTCATTGATGACTGAGCAAGACAGGGAACACCTTGAGATGCTCTACACAGGGTTTGCCATGATTGGTTTCATCATCAGTGGCGAACACCTCGAAGACATCCCCGACATGTCGAAGGACATGGCAAGACGCATGCTTGAGGAAGAGGGTGGCATTGCCGCAATCAAACCCAAGCGACCATACAAACGCAAAGGAGACAACGATGCTTGAGGCTTTTCTCATATTCCTTTTACTGGGCTTTGCATTCATTGGACTCGTGGTGACTGGGCTTGCCGCATTCATCGTGTTCTTCAATTGGTATTGCAACAGTCGCTTTAACTCTTTGAACAAACGGGACTGAGCGTTTAAATGCGTATCGACTTATCCAACTCCGAGTTTCGCACCTGTCAATTCGTTGGCACGATGCGTTACCACACCACAAGCCGAGCATGCGAGGAGCAGATTCAATCTGCCATGAACCCGCTTGACATCGTGATTGATGGGGTGATTGGAGAGTACTGTGTCGCCAAGCATTTGAACTTGCATTTCAGTTTGGACACTGACCTACGTGATTGGGGCGCTGACCTAATCACCTACCACGGCAAGACAATTGACGTGAAGACAACCCGAAAGAAGGGTGGCAATTTAAACGCCACATTGACATCAGCAGACAAGAACTTTGACTTGTATGTTTTGTGCGAGTTACAAGAAGGCGGTGCTGACATTGTGGGATGGATAAACCGTAAGGCGTTCATCAAGCCTGAGAACATTGTGGATGGTGTGAAGAAGCCCTACTACTCTGTGGCTCGGGACAAGTTGAACCCTGAGTTTGGGAGAAAGACATGAGGCTTGTAACAGTCGCAATGCTTGTTGGATTAACTGGAGTAGAACTCGGTATGTGGGTATGGGAAAACCCTTACGTGTGTGCCGTATCGGGAATTGTTTTGTTGTGGGCGGTTGCTTACAACTCATACACTTTTAAATCAAAAGATAAAGAATGAACGACAAACAACCCACTTGTCAGGTGTGCCGTATTCGCCCTGCGGTGAAACAGGTACGTACAAGTGATGGCAGAAAAATGTGGCGATGCCAAACTTGTCACGACTTAAAGAATCGGATTGGCTTTAGCAATCTCAAAGGAAAATAATTATGACATTCAAGGAACCCGAGGACGAAGAGTTTGAGCGCATTGAGCGGGAGCAAGCAATGAAGCACCACGAAACGGAGAACATTTCTTTCACCGTTCCGGCGAGCGCACTTGCAGTGTTTAAACTCTCTACCACTGACCAGCCCAAACGATTGACCAAAGCGGAGGTGCTCCATATTTGGACTACCTTGTACCCGCCATACAGTCAACTGAACCCTGACACCTTTGTCTACGAATTCGCAAACGCACTTCAAACTTATCTTGGAATAGGAGAATGACATGGAACGCAGAAACTTTTTAAAGGCTATATCCGTTGGAGCCGCATCGTTGGCGATGCCGTCCATCGTTCTTTCTGCCAGCAATCTGGCGCAAGCAAACAGCGTTTACACGGCTGATGCGCTCACCGGGGCGCTTGAAAGGTTGTTTAAATGCAAGATGGGTCAAGCCCAAGCCTACATGGAATGGACAGACATGTTGGCGGCACATAAATTTCTAACACCCAACGCATTCCAAGCGGTGCGTGATAAAGAGAAAGAACTCATCCGCATCACTTATCAAACGATTGGCTACGCCATCGAGGGCGGTGATGCCAAGGAAGCAGAAGCCAAGTTGGTTCAGTTCTGCCTTGATGAGTTTGAATCAATTGCCAAAGGCAACGAACAGAAGATGTTGATTTGGAGAACTAAACCACACTTTACATCTGTGGAAATTATTAAATGGGGCGATACCTACATGACATCAGAACAAATTGAAGACCGAACAGACTTGCATATAGATTTTAGGAAAGTAAAAGGTGTAGACACTGAACGACACTTGACTCAATGGGCGTTTAAAGTTCCTGAGAATTTGAATCGAGATAGCGACTTGCCACCGATTGATGTTCCCGAGAATGTTGATTGGGATTGGGAGACTCAGTCTTTGCGATTCTTCAAAGAGAAAACACAACTGCACAAGATTCGCATGCGCCTTGCCATCCCCGAGTACCGGATTGATGAGACAGACTTTGCCAAACCGGAGGGTTCACCATTTCCAAGACTTGAGTCTACCGATGCCTGACTTTAGAACATGGGAGAGGGATACCCTTGAGAAGTTTGCCAAAGATGCTTACGAGGCTTGGGTCAAACTTCAAGAGGAAAACCGTGAACTCCGTCTTGACAACGATATTCTTCATGACGCTTGGCGCAAGGAGGTAAGACGCAATGGACAAACGTAAAGAGTGGTTCCTGCTGTTGCAGGACATGGGTTGCATCTGCTGTTTAAACACGATGGGCGTTAAGTCTGACCCAGACATCCATCACATTTTGCATGCGGGTAAACGGATTGATGACTTCCACACCATACCGCTTTGTCCATCGCACCACCGCCTTGGTGTCAACAATGAGATAGTCGTTTCCCGACATCCTTGGAAAAAGGAGTTCGAGAAACGCTACGGCACTGAGATGGAATTGCTTGAGCAAGTCAGGAGGTTGGCTGACGAACTCAGAGGCAATCGGGTTAGCGGGAAGACTTAGCGTCCTTGACCGCTTCGTTGAAGGCTTGCATGTAGAGAAGAATGGCTTCGTCGTAACCTTTCAAGTCTGCATCGGTTGCGCCCTTAGCCTTCAACTCTTTGCGCTTGTGCTTCAAGTCAGAGACTTTGTTGTAGATTTTGTCTGCGACTTTGTACAATGCGGCTTCGGGATTGTCTTGCAGATACTCGCTTGCATCCCTGCCCGACTTGGCAAGACCTTCAATCTCATGCTGATGCTCGTTCATTTTCTGAACGTTGTCGTAGAAGCGTGATGTCTCAACCGTCTTCTGCTTCACGTCACCAAGCATGCGACCCACCACTGGAATGTTGTAGGTTGCCAGTTCCTCACCAGTTGATTTGGCAGTTAGAGTCTTCTCAACTTTCAGAATCTCACGACCCACACCGCCTGTAATTTGACCAATCAAATAATCAATTTGGTCAGGCGTTGGACTGATGACACCCTTCTTGAATTCGCTTCCACCTGAGAGCAAGTTGACCGCATAAGCCAAGCCCGTGCTAACCGCAGAAGCGTTTTCTTTGCCTCGTGTATAGCCCGGTGTAGGGTTTAAACTGTTTATGTCTTCCTTGGCAATTGGTCTGCCGGAGAAGTCTTTGTTCTCAGCCAAAGCAACAATCGGGTCAAGCAAGGTTGGAGTCAGAGTTTGCGCAAAGGTTGCACTGCCCAACGGGTTGAACGCATCCAATACCATCTCGGTCATGCCGAACATTGCCTTGCCCACGTTCTTGTCACGGGACATTGCAAACTCAGTGGCACGTCTACCGAACGATGGGAAGACGTTGAACCCCAGTGGCATCGGGATAGCAAGATACTTCTTATCGCCATAGGGGATGATGAAGTTCTTGTCCTTAACAAACTCAGGCGGTTCATCTTCCTCAAAGCCAGCGATTGCCAACAACACGGCTTGCATGACACCCAGTGACAAACCACCTTTGACAATCATCTTCCCTGCTGAACTCAGTTTGCCGTCAGGGTTCATGAGGGTCTGAGCAATACGAGCGGAACCCTGTACCGATGCGTTGAAGAACGCATAGAGGGTTGTGAAGTTCTTGCTTGCCGCACCAGTGCGGTTGAAGTTCACGGTCAGGTTCTTGGCAAGGCTTGCCGCCTGTGCGTTGGACATGCCCATCTCTTTGGCAGACGCATACGCAGAAACACGTATAGAGTTTTCCACGGCTTCGTTGAAATCCGACAACCAGTCAAACACCGCCTTAGCCTTGGTCTTAACTCCACCATGTTTAAACGAGTCAAGTTCTGCTTGCAGTGCTTTGGCTCTGTCTTCAGAGGAGTTGAATAAATCACGGAAGCCAGTCTTACCGCCTTCGAGTTCAAACTCTTCAAAGATTTGTGCCCACTTCGATGTAGCCCGTTCACCCGCTCTGACCAAGCGCAAGTCTTGATACACATCCTTCAATGCGGTGAACGCATTAGAGATAACCTCAAACTCTTTGCCTTTAAGTTTGGTGCTCTGCAAGTTCAAAACTGCACCGCCAATATCACGCATGAAGTTGTAGATACTGAACGCAGGGTTGTATTGGGTGTTCACTGCGGCAAAGTAACGGGTAGCCTTGCCAACGGTGTTAATGGTTCCTTGGACATACTCACCCGCAGTTCCCATCATGGCAAGCGCCTGAGACTGTTGGTTGGCATCCAAGTTGTTGAAGGTCACCGCCATGCGTGAAGCACGTTCGTTGTCCATGTTGAACACGATGACTCGGTCTTCCCCGTTTACACGGGTTAGGAAAACGTTGGGTTGCTGGAGCCACAGCGGATTTGTTTTGTACTCGTACTCGCCAGTGACCGTATTGAGAACACGCTCTTTGGGTTTCTTGGCAAGGTTGTCTGCCACATCGGGCGGCAAGCCCATGCCCAAGAGTTCGCTCTCAAGGTTTGCTCTGCTGACATTGTCGGGCGCAATAGCCATCCAAAACTTATTGTCGGGGTTCTGAGCAACTAAGCCATACAGTGCGTTGCCCACACGGTTCTTCTCACCACGGGCAATAGTGCGCTCACGTTGCATGGCGATGTTTGCCAACACATCGACCACACCCTTGGACGAACCTGTACGGGTGCGGGTAGTCGAACCACGGATGGAATAACCACGACCAGTGCTAATAGGCGAACCTTCAGTTTCCTCACGGAACAACGGCACATAGTTCTTGTAGGTCTTTTCCCAAGTGTCAATTGTGCTTTGCTTCTCAAGACCATAGTCCACCATCAACTGGCGGGTCTCTTTGGTCATGGCATCCACTTGTTTGGCAATGCGTTCAAACGCTTGGCGACGAGGTGCGGGGATAGCCGCAATGTAATCGTCAGCCTCTTTGTCCGTCATACCCGAATTGGCTTTCGGGTCTTTGTTGATTGTGCGGATGTAGGCGTTCGCCTCTTTCGCATGACGGGCAAGCAGATAGTCATCCATCTCATCGAGAGTGATGTTTGCATCTGACATCTGACGGAGCAACGGTTGCAACTCACGGTCAATGAAGTACTTCACACGAGCGGCAGAGCGACCGTGGAACAGTTCTTCTTGGAGGTAAGCATTCCACTTATCGGAGATTTCCTTGCCGTACTTGCGGATGTTGTCGATGACACGCTTCAAGTCAATCTGTTTGTCTTGCAACAAATAGATAAGGTTGTCTCTGCGACCAGTCTCTTCAACGTCAGAAGCCACCGCCTCTTGATTCAAAGAGTAACGGATGTCGGGAGTCTCGCCAAATGTGCCAACGTTTCCAGTGGCAGACTTGATTTGATTTGGGTTGTAAACGGCAAGGTTTTTAACATCGCCTTCTTTAACGTAGAAAGAATCAAACCCCAAAGCCTTGATAGCGTTTTGATATTCTTTACTTTCAATGCGCTCCCAATTACCCAGTTGTAGGCTTTCTTCTGCGCTTGAATTTTTCATGTCCAAGTTTGGATAGACCTCAGCCAAAACCCGTTCAACATGTTTAGGGTTTTCGTAATCAAAAGGATTTTCTGCCCTTACATAGACGGGCATTATGTTTGCTTTTGATGGCAGTTGGTCATTCAACACATCCCAAACTTGAACTTCAATTTCGGAAGGAATAGTGCCGTAAGTTCCATCAATCATTTCCGATTCAGAAATAATTCTTGATGCCTCTTTGGGAGTTACGTAGCCATCTTTCTTGGCTTGGTTCGTGGCTTTCTTTATCCACTCAATATGTTTTTTGTGGTCTGATTTATTCCACAATTCTTTGCGCATGTAGTCTTCACTTGCGCTTGTGAAGTGGTCGGCAAAGCCAGCGTTTTCAGTTACAAAAATGGCGTTGGCTTGCTTGGGTTTGAACTCGGTAATGTCACGGGCAGTGCCGTGGTACATCACTTTGGGATTGCCATCCTCATCAACAATTTTGCTGTCACCAAACCAACGTTTAAACTCGGGCGTTTCGGGCGCACGAATTGATAGACGACCTAGAGTTGCAGTTGACGGCGCATTGCTTCCTGCACCCTTCGCACCGCCTCCATCTCTTCCTTGTGAATTCTGTCCAAGAAATTTGGTTGCTCCATCGCTGAATCCATAGGATGGTGCTGGCGCTCCGAGTTCACGGAAGAGGCTTTGCTCAAAGAACCATAAGAGGGACTGTGCTTGGTACGGCTTGACGTTTGCATCTTTGGCTACCTCGTTAATTAGATTTTTAATTGCCCTACGTTGTGGTTCAGTTGGTGCGTCTGCGACTTCACCGTTCGCACCAATCATTGTACCAAAATAACGATTGAACGTTCGTGTCATCCACTTGTCAACAGTGACATCATGAATGCCGTTTAAATTCGATACGAATGGGCCGACCTTCGGTCCGAATGTGTAAAGCGCAGGAACCATGTCGGTAGCCTTGCCACCGATACCGCTCTTGATGTTTCCGTACTTTGCACGGGCTTCGTTAATCTCACGAACCGTGTGGTCTGTGGTCAGCCAATTGAGCGCACCCTTCTCGCCCAAATCTTTGACCATGTTGTTCAAGAGATTAAGTTGAGTGCGTTTGTTTGGCGATGTCACACCACCTTGCCACAAACCTCCGGTCGCAGGATTGTTCCCCGGAATCTCCCCGGTATCAATGTAGTGTTTAAACGCTTGTGCCGCAATAACCCAGTTGTCCCGTGCAGTTGTTTCGGGAGACATGATGCCAGCGATGATGGTGAACAAGACCCGCTTGTTGGGCTTCTTCAACTCAGGGATGACACGTGCAGTTTCTTTAAATGCCTTGGCAATGTCTTCATCGTACCAATCCAAACCGGAGTTTTCTTTGGCAATCTGATGCTTCAATTCTTCCTTGGCTTTGTCAACCGCTTGCGCAAAGTTGGTAGGGTCGTTGTAATCCAAACGCTCAGGATACAAGCCGTCAAAGTATTTGGCGATGGCTTCAACCGTAGGTTTCTTGCCGAGGTCAGGCTTTTCTACAACACCTTCCATGATGTTGAGTGCATTGCTCTTATAACCACCCTCGGGCGTTTTCAAAGAGTACTTGCCTTCAGCAGTAGAGCCTTCGTATTTGACGGGCACATCGTGATTGAGAATGACCATCACGCCCATATCGGGGATGGCGTATCCATCAAAGCCTTCGTCAACAACCAAACTCTCAAACTTGTTGGAGTCGCCCTTTGCAAGATTTGAAATGCGATTCATCTCGGAACTTGGGCCGAGGATGTTGTCAAAGTTCTGTCTATGGATATGAGGGCCGAGTCCAGCCTCACGCAACGGCATCTGACCGTTGGGCTTCTCGATGTAGAAGTACACACGCTTCTTGATGCGTGAGTCGTTTGATTGGTCTAGGCGCTCACGCTCTGCGCCTCGGATTCCTGAGCCGTACATTCTGCCAACAAGAGTGTTGGCTTGTACTTTGCCGTAGTGTGTGCCTTCGTAACTCAGCGCACCATCTTGCTTTTCGCCAAGGACGATTCCTTCTGCGCTTCGACGGCTGGGTCGAACGGTAGGTTCTGGAGGTCGATAGGAGTCGAGTTCTTCTTGAAGGAGTTGCGATGCTTCTGCCCTGAGAGAATTACTCCTGCCCCGAAGATTTCTCTCTTCCTCTGTTCCGACATCTTCTGTACTGGCATAGTTGTAATCCTCTTTTTCAGGGAAAGCAGTATAGATTTCCGTGTGTTCTACATTGTATTCACGACCAAGCGCATAGTCAATTTCTCTTGCGAGTTTTTCTGTCTCAACGTTTGAGTAATTCAAGATGACCATATTGCCATTGATGGTCGATTGACCGCCAATAGGTTGCTCACCGTATAAACGAATCTTGCGCAATTTTTGATAGATTGCATCTACCTCTTCTGCGGTCTTGTCTCCAACCGCAACAGTGATTGCACCAGTGGCATCCAAACCTTTTCCCGCAGTAGGAGAAAGAACCATCATGGAATCTTGGGACAGTGCATGCCCCAAGAACTTTGCCATGACAACGGGGTCGCCCTTTTGCAAAACAAGCGCAAACGATGGGTTGGTATCGTTCAAGTAACTACCGACTTGGCTTTCGACCTTACCCTTGAAGCCAGTCTCTTGAAGCGCCTTCTTAACAATTTGCTCGGCAACACGGTTGCTGATTTCCAAGCGCCCCGCTTGCGGCATTGCATTCCAACGCTCACTCAACTCAGTATTGTTGGGGTCGGGTGCAACCTCAAACACAACCTTCATGCTTTCGGGTTCAAAACGCTTGTATGACTTCTTCTCAGTTGTGGTTGGTTCTGCGGCAGTGCGCATCTCACCCGCTTCAATCTTGCGGAAAATCTGGTCAACGCTGGTAAAACCAAGACGTTTAAACGTGTTAGCGATGCCCCGGAGCATTTCTCCAATACGGTAAAAGATGTTGCCAATCAATCCGGCTGGCGGTTTGTTATTGGCAAAGTCTTTAAACGCTTCAGCAATTGCCTCTTCATTGATGTACGCATCAAAGCCGTTGAGGTTGCCGTGTTCCTTTTTGTACGCATCTTGATAGGCTTTGTACAAGCCAGCATCTTTGATGTACTTCTGAACCCACTCGCTCTTGGCTTTGTTCTCCAAGACCTTCCATTCCTGTGGAGTGAAAGCGCCCAAGTCTTTGAGGGCGTGAATGGTTTCATGACGCAAGACACCCATAGGGTTCTTGGCATCCAATGCTACGGTAATTAGGTTTTTGAGATATGCACCATCCGCTTGACCGTCAGCAATGCTGTTGACGATACGCAAGCCAACCTTCTCCAAACCAAACTTCTTGAGTTGCGGGAGAAGAGTCTGACGCAGACCATCCAAGGCCGCATCGACCTCGGGGTTGTAAATGCTTCTGCGGATTTCAATACCCTTGGGGGCAGTGCCTTGGCGACGAGCAAGTTCTTTCTTCGCCATCTCTGCATAACGCTTGGGCAAGATGCCCTTGGTTGTTGGTGCAGTGTCGATGATTTGCTGAAGCATTGAATCGGGAACGGCATACTCACCATTCTCGTTCTTGCGCATCATGCCGTACTCTTCCGCTTGAGTCTTGTTCTCAAACGATGCCAAGGGCTTTTCGCCCTCATAGAAGACGTGCTTCTTGCCAACCACTGGCTTTGTCGTTTCCGATGGAACGATGGAAAGAGGGTTGGTCAGATTGCGGATGTCGTTTTCATGCTGGGCAATCTGGGCCTCGGCTCGCCTGTTTAAACCGTTTAGGTGGGCCTCCAGAGCCTTGTAGCCATCTGTGTCGTAGTAACCTGTCGCACGTTTCTCAGCCAACACACGGTTGCGCATGTCGATGTCTTTGCGCAGTTTGGTGATAGCCGCTTCGGGTTTCTTGGCAACCTCGGCATTGACTTGGGTTTGCTCATCAAGAATCTTCTGAGCCTCTTCCATAGTCGGAGCACGACCCTGCACAACACGACCGTTGCGAACTTCGTAGTGTTCTGGAATCTCACCCTGTTTAAACGCTTGATTGCGAATGTCAAACCCGCCGGGGAGTGCTTCAACTTTTCCAGCAAAAGAAACTGTCAAGGGATGCTTTACACCCTCGGTGGTCTTGACCTCTTGGAAGTTCTCCTCAAGGTCGCCACGTTGCACTGCCGCACGGTATAGAGCGTCTACGTCAGCGTCACGCTCCAAACCGGAGAATTCTTTTAATTCTGCTTTGACACTAGTTGCAGAAAGAGCGTCAGTCCCCAGTTCGCCAAACACAGTTTGCAAACCGTCCAAGGCGTTGGTGTACTGCTTCTCAGTGAAACGTACTGCGTTTGTGCCTTGAGGCAAGATGCGCAACTGAGGTGAGTCATCAAGGTTGCTCAATGCTTTCCACGCCGCATAGAGTTGCGGCGGTTGCATGTTGTTTAAATCATCCAGTCCAGTGACTCGGGTCAGGAAGTCATTGAAGCCCTGTGTATTGGGTTCAACGTTCTTCTGTTCAGCCATCTGAAGCACGGTCTCAGGCGTGACTGGCATCGTGCCGTCATAGCCTGATTTAAACGTGATAAGGCTGTTCAGGATGCCCTGCTGGGCTTCCGGTGTCAGTGCATTGCCTTGGTCGTCTGTACTGTTTTGGATGGCATCATGCACGTCCTCAACTGAGTACGAATTGATTTTGGGTTTACCCGCCTCTTTGCGGTCATCATTGATGCGCTTGATTTGAGCAGGGGTCAGGATGTCCTTGAGATCATCATCAATGAAATTGCCCAACGGGTTCATCACTGGGTCGTAGCGACGAGTATCAGCAATAATTTCTTCGGGAGCAGGGAGCGCAAGAATCTTGACCGCAGTGTCTTGAGCCTCTTGTTTATTTTGAGGAGGCGTATCAGGAAGTGCCTTAGCCGCCTTCTGTGGAAAAGCCTTTTCGTATGCGTGACCAGCGCCACCCATAACGCCACCAAGAATAGCGCCACCAAGGAAGTTGTCGTAATACTCTTTGCGAGCATCTTCGTCTGTGAGGTTTAAACCCGCTTGCATGCGCTCAAGGAACTGTTGACCAGCCTCTGTTGCGCCCTCAATACCGGAGATTTTTGCGCCTTGAAGCGCATATTCTCCAGCGGTGGACATGATGCCCTTCTTCGCTATCTCGCCAATTTCTTTTTCGGTGGCTTTGATACCAGCCTTACCAAGAATACGACCAAGACCGGGGGTGATGAATGATGATGCGGTATCAAGCAAAGCCTGTGGGATAGCAGTTGCGCCAGCCGCTAAAAGGCTTGTGTCTTCAAGTTTCTTGCCCTCTTCCATTTGGCGAGCCAAGTTGGAGCCAGTGAACTGAGTAGCAGAAGCGGCAGTAGCGCCAAGGAAACCAGCGGCTTCAGCGGCAGTGGCAAGACCTCCAAGCACTGCGGCTTCGGGAGCAAGGGCAACCGTACCAGCCGCCGCCGCACCAGCGGCAAGAGGGGCAACCATATAGGGCAAAGAGCCGCCAGCAAGTTCTTTCAACTTGGTAAATGGCGCTTCCGTCCAGCCCTCTTGGGTAGGTTTAAACGCTTTTTGCGCTTTGAGTTCTTGTTGTTTGTTGTACTCTTCCGCCTCGGGAAGACTCATCAAACCAACTTTACCAGCGAGAAGAGCGCCTTCGCCCTTCATCCGCTCGTAGGATGACTTTAGCGCACCAGTAAAGCCAGTGTCCGGTGGCGGTTCAGCGCCAAACAATTCTGCGCCAAAGTCCTTACCCGCACCCTGTGGTGAGCCAAACAACTCGGCGCTGAAATCCCGTGCCATAACGCCCCTTTATTGAATGGTGTAGCCCTTGGCTTTAGCCGCCTCAATTACCTGTTGTTCAGTCATGCCACGTGCTTTTGCAGTTGCTTGGACATCAGCCATAGTCATGACTTTTGGAGCCGAGGGTGTACGTGATGTTAAACCTTTTGCCGCCAAATAATCTTGAACGGTTGGGAATTCTTTCTTCAAAATCGTTTCATTTTCAAAATAATTTTTTGCCGCCGTTGTAACCAATGGGTTTTCCTTTGGATGCAGAGCATTAAATACCTCGGGAGCCTTGGTGTACAAGTCAATAAGTTGCTGAGTTTGGCTTGCCTGTGGGTGGGTGGCGTGATACCACTGAGCCTCAGCACCTTTCTTGGCGGCTTCAGCGGAAGTAACGTGTGCACCAGCGGTGACTCGTTCAGTCTCTAACTTAGCAATGTCAAGGCGGTTCTTGGCTTGAGCGGCACGAGCGGCTTCAACACCAGCCACGTCACCACGACGACGAGCATCGTCTTCTTTCTCCAAGTTCCTATTGAGTTCAGCCATCTCCATTGCTTGCTTGTCACGCAATGCGGCAGTCTCCTTGTCGAACTTGCCTCCGGCTTCAGCCATCATAGCGGCGGCATAGCCACCACCCTTCTCAGGAGCGGCAGTTGCATAGCCACTTAGCGAGGCGGCAAGACCACGCAAAGCATCACCCTCAGCATCCTTGGCACGTTTGGCTTCAATATCAGACAAACGTTTTTTATAGTCTGCGTATGGGTCTTGAGATACGCCAGCCAGTTGCTGAAGTTTCTTTTGACGGTTGTACAACTCTTCGTCGGTCAAGTCTTCTGCTTTTGGCAGAGTTGTTGAGAACGTAGGTTGCGCAGGTGTGGCAGGAGCAGGAGGAGCCGCCGGGGGAGCCGATGGATTGTTTACACGGCTTGTGGAATCTGCAACTTGGCGTTTTTTGGCGTTTGATTCAGCCAGCGCACGAGCGGCGGCTCCAGCATTTGCATCTTCTTTATCAGCGGCAGTAGGCCCAGTTAATTGGGCTTGTTCTTTTGCCTCACGCTCACGAATCTTGTCGTAATACGGAGTCATACTTTCCGTGTAGTTGGGGTCGGAGCCAAAAATGTATGGGATGCTTGAGCCACTTACGGCACGTGCGGGACGAATGATTGCGTTGTTGATAATGCCAGCGCCAGCACGAACGGGCATTGTGAAAATGTCTTTTGCCGCCGCACCAATTGACTCTAAACCGCCCAAGAAAGACTCACGGTCTGACTTCAATTGAGCATCAGTTGCGTCTTTGACGTTCTTGTCTTCAGTGCCAGTTCCAAACGCAACGATGCCTCCGGTTGCATAGGAGTCATTACGGAACATTTTGTGCAGTGGCAATGAGGCAAGGCCACCCTCTGCCATTTGAGGGGCAGGGGGAGCCTGTGTTGGGTTAACTGGCACGGGTGTCTCAGGAGCCAACTGAGGAGGCAATGCTGTTGGATTGACTGCGTTGGGACGAGCGCCAGCGGGGTTGACCATGCGAGGAGCCAAGGATGGGTTTACCTGCCCTTGTGGAGCCTGTGTAAACGCTCCTTCAATCTGTTCTTTGACGGTCTGTGGTTGACCGGAAAAGGCAGACTGAGTCTGCTCAAGTTGCTTGCGACGATTCAATTCAGACAATGCAAGGTACGCTGGAACCTGTGGGTTCTGCTGATTGGCGTACTTCATCACATCAGCCGTAGGCATCCCTTGCAATGCTTCTTGTGCTTGAACTAAGTTATACATGGTCTTTATCCTTATTCATCCGGCGTGGCTTCAGCGCCAGTGGTCTGACCCTCTGCGTCATAGTAGGTGCGTACGCCATTGTCATCTCGGTAGTAGCCGCCCTGACCATCTTCTTTAGCGCCCTCGGGCAAGTACTTCTGTTGAGAAGCCGTGACACGGTCGAGTTCCGCTTGAACCGCCGCATCGTCGAGTAATGGTTTGCCTGTGCTGTCTTTGAACATATCTTTGATGTAACTTGCAATCTTGTCTGTTGAGTAGCCCAAGCCTTTGAGTTTGCTGACCATGTCGATAGCGCCCGAAACACCGCCAGCAATTTTCTGAGCGGTGCTTTGTGCCGCACCATACTGATTGGTGGTGGTGATTGGCAAACCAGACAGAATGTTTTTTTGAAGGTTGAGCAAGTCCTGTGGAGCCTTTTGCTGACGCAAGAACTCGTTGTACTGAGCATTGAGAGCGGCTTGGTTGAGCGCCTGTTGCTGACCGCCAGCGGTGCTGAGGGCTTGCAGATTTGCCAAACCATACTGACTTGCCTGAGCGCCAGCATTGGCGGCGGCAGTCTGAGCCTGTTGAGCCGCTTGCAGACCTTGCAAACCGTAGGTTGCTTGGAACTGAGCCGCATTCTCTTGAGCGGCTTGCTTTGCTTGCTCTGCGGCAGACTTCAACTGAGCCTGAGTCATCTGCTGACCATAGCCAAACTGCTTCGTTGCCTCGTTTGCCTGTTGTGCAGACAAACCATACTGCGCCATGAGTTGTGCCGCATTTGCCGATTGGCTTTGTGCAAACTGACGTGATGTCTCGTTGGCTTGCTCGGCAGACATTCCATACTGGGCTTGCAACTGTGCGGCAGTGGCGGCTTGGTTTTGAGCAAATTGCTTTGATGCTTCGGTAGCCTGTTGACCAGAAAGACCGTATTGCGCTTGCAATTGAGCCGCAGTAGCCGCCTGATTCTGTGCAAACTGTTTGGAAGCCTCGTTTGCTTGTGCGGCAGTCATGCCGTACTGTGCCTTCAACTGAGCATCGGTCATGCCCTGCTGTGCGGCAAATTGTGCCTGTTGGACATTCGCTTGCTGTGCTTGCAATGCACGTGCTTGGTCAGCCGTAAACTGTTGACCCGCCTGTTGATAGGCTTGGTTGTAGCCCTGACCAATAAGGTTGGCTTGTTGAGCCAGCAAGTTGTAGTTGTTCTGACCTTGCAGAACGGCTTGGCGTGAACCGCCAAAAGCGCCAGCCTGAGTCAACTTAGCCATGTCAGCCTGTTGGTTGATTTGCTGTTGACGTTTGAGAGCCTCCAACTGCGGATTGAGCGCCTGTTGGATGTAAGGATTCATGTACTGTTCAGCCGCCTGTTGGTTGAACGAGCCAGTGGTCACATTGGTTGGTGCGTACTGAGCCGATGGAGACTGGTAAGTACTTTGAATGTTGGATGCTTGATACGGAGCCGCCGCTTGGTATTGATTACCAAAGTTGGTGGATTGATATGCGGGAGCGGCATTGTATTGATTGGAAATATCAGATGCCTGATAGGGCGTTGTTCCCTGATATTGGTTTGTAAAGTTCGTGCCTTGATACGCAGAGGGTGCGTTGTAGGTATTTGTGAAATCTTGAGGTTTAAAGTCTAAGCCAGCCTCGGCCTTGGAAATTGCATCAAGGTTGCTTCCCGCATTTTGCAAAGCAGTTGGCACGGTAAGGCTTGCAAGACCCTGCCACGCTTGATTTTGAAGCGTTGAAGGACCGGAGGTCATCTGACCTGTATATGCTGGAATGCCAGCATCGGTCAGAGCCTGAGTTTTATTCAGCAGGTCGGCAACATACGGCTGGAATGGCTTGCTGACATCCTGCTGTGTTGAAGTTGTGGGTACGCTGTTTAAACCCGGTGAAGAAAACAATGCCATATTAGCCTCTCACTTTTGGCATAAACTTTTCAGGGTTGATTTGCTTACCCTGCTTTGAGTTGCCTGTACGTGCTTTACGCACTTGTTCCATCATTTTGTAAAGGACTTTGGAGCCAGCCTCAGATGAGCCGTTACCCAAGTGGGAAACAACATCGGCGGGAATCACAAATTCTTCGTTTGCCAGTCTTGCGGGTTGCTTGCCAGCAATAGTTGCAGGGATGTCGTCAGACATACCATCCCCCGGACCTTTGAGGAATCTGCCGCCATCTGAATAGTGACCAAGGCTTGCAATACCTCCCATCGCATACATGTTGACTGCGTTGGTTGGGTCTCCACCTTGAGACATTTGGATGCCATTGTTGGCAACAGTTGGCTGAATAAACTGAGGAGCATTCATCAAGCCGCCTTCAGCCGCATGTTTTGTGTATGTTGGGTGAAGCATTTGAGAGCCGTAGTACACACCGTTCTGAGGACCATTGCCCATGTTTTGGTTCCAATTGAAACCATAACCTTGACCCATGTCCATGCCAGTTGGACCTTGTGTATTACCGCCCGAGAAAGCGCCAGCCAAAGTACCTATACCAGCGGCAGTGGTTAATGGATTATTTGCCACCCAATTCACTGCTGGCTTAACAACGTTTGGAATCAATGAAGTAACAAGGTTTGTCAAATTGGTTGGATTTGATGTGTCCGTTGTTTTGGTTGTGTCATCGGTCTTTGTAGTGTCGTCAGTCTTGGTGGTATCGGTAGTGTTATCAGTTTTTGTAACATCTACTTTGTCCACACCAAGATTGTTGATAAATGTGCCCAACGGGTCGGTATCTGTTGTGCCTTCTTTTTTTCCAATAATTTCAATGATTGGAGTACCATCAGGGTCAAATCTTTGGATTGTCCCATCGGTATTGAAGATGCTCACAGAACCATCAAACTCAGTGACTTTGGTTGAGCCATCCGCTTGATTTTCGATACTCTGAGGGTAGTCTCCCGCTTGGTCACCAAGAGTTCCTCCTAAGCCCGTAAACGTGGTTCCTTCATCAGAAGGCTTGGTCAACGATGCAAGTTCGGTCGAGGTAACGCTTGGCGAAGAAACTGGCGATGTGGTTGCAACTTCGTTAGAGGTATTGCCTTGCTCATCAACTTTCTGACCCATTGCATTGACAGATTCGCCATCTTGATTGACGAATTGTCCATCTGGAGTCATGAAAATGCCATTACCAAGATTCATAAGACTTGGATTACTTTCAGCAGTTTCGGTGGCAATCCCGCCTTCTGGTGATTTTTGCTCAACAACTCCTTCTGTAAGTTTTGTCAGTTCTGATTGAGGGCTATTTGTTTCAACAGAAATCCCTCCCTCGGGTGCTTTTAGTTCTGTGACAACCGTTCCGTCTGATTTAAGTTGCGTTCCATCGGAATAGTTGTAAACAATTGCACCGCTTGGAGTTTGAGAGTAACTTGTTAACTCAGTTCCCTCTGGAGCCTTTGGAGCCTCAGCAACAATTGGGTCGGTCGATATGTTGGTTTCTTCTTGCTTGACCTCTGTTGTTCCACGATTTGGATACAAGGCATCCAACAATTGCTGAGTGCCAACATCATTGGATGGTGCTGGCGCATTGTTTTGCAATGCAGTCTTGATGGCGGCATTTTGGTCTTCCGCATCGCTTGCAGTGCTTGAAGTATTGCTTGCCAACAAAGTGGGCAAACCAATGGTTTGGCTTGGCGTGACAACACTATTGTCTGCCGTAACAGTTTTCTCTGGAGTATTGTCTTCAAGAGCAACTGTTTGCGAGGGAGTTTTTAGGGTGTCGTACACATTGCCAGCACCAAGACCCAAAAGACCGGGGGCGACTGAGTTTGCGATAGCCGTTGAAACGTCCTTGCCACGCAGTTCTGCGGTGGTTGCCGCACCAGCGGCATTTGCCAACAATGAGTTGATGCCTTTGTTTCCGGTATCAAAATCAGAATCACCAATCTCTTTGCCAACAACGTTGCCAACACCAGCACCAATACCGGATGTCACACCGCCAGCAACCGCTGTTTCAAAATCTTGGCCTTTAAGCAAGTTAGCCGCAGTGTTTAAACCTGCTGTGCTCACGCCTTTTGCAACCGCACCGGGAAGGCTATCAAAGCCTGTTGACTCTGCGGCAGATGCAAGGGTTTCACCAATGGCAGTGTTGGCAAATGCACCCGAAACACCGGATGTAACGGTAGGAGCAATGTAAGCAATACCAGCACTGAGTGCGGCATCTTTTAAACTACCGCCATGCGCTACCGTATCAACGGCAGAGATGGCGGGTAGTAATTCAAACTGACCTGTTGCGACTGCGGCAACTTTGGCAATCGTTCCTATGGGGTCTTTAAGAGCACCCTCAACCACTTTCTCTGCGGTATCAACAACTGTGGTGACAACTTTTTCAGCCGCATGAGCAACCGATTCAACAACATTGCCTACGGCATCTACAACGCCCTCTATCGCATGCGTAACTGCACTTACAACTGCGCTCATTGCATATCCCCTTCACGTGGCTTACCCAGTTGAACCACAACTTGGTAGGAGCCATCGGTCAGCCTGTTTGCTTTAAAACCCATGTTTTCTTGAGGAGGGTTCTTGCTGACGTACTTAAAAATTTTCAAAAGCGCAGGATTGTCAAAGTTGCTGACCATTGCATCAAAGCCAGCCATGTACATTGCTTTGGTAAAAATCAAGGAGTTCTGGAGATAGTTGTTTGCGGTATCAGCGTTTAAAGCACGAAATACCGCTACCCGGTCCTTGCCTTTGTGCACAATAAAGAGGGTGTTGCCTTGGCGCATGAGGATGGCATCCTTCATGTGGGCTTCAGTCACCATAGCGGCATATACTTGTTCAGGGCTGTACTCGCCGCCAGCGTGTTGAGCCGCCTCAAGAATGATTTCTTGAGAGTTCAACATCTTTTTTGTGCTGTCTACTAGCATTGCGCATCCTTAAAAATTGCCGCCGAGTAGACATTGCCCATTCCAGCCGCAAGACTTAAAACCAAACCCCCTCGCTCTGCGGGAGCGGGTTTGCTCAAAAATACTTTATCTTCGTCTGTACGGTTCAGAATTTCAGGCACGAAACCGTTTTTTATATTATCCAACAATAATAGGGTTTCAAGCAATCCGCTTGCACCCATTGTGTGACCGATTCTCTGTTTAAACGATGTTGCCACAAAATCTTTCAAAACGCTAGTCAAAGCGGCTTTTTCAGAGAGGTTGTTGGACTTTGTCCCTGTTCCATGAGCCTTTACAGTTCGAATCTGATGGGGCTGGACTTGAGATACATACATCGCACCTTCAATCGCTCGTTTAAATCCTTGTCCATCTTCTCTCTGGCCTATGGCGTTTGTGCATTCTTCGGCGGCTGTGTAGGCTCCCAGAAGTTGGGCTTTAGGTTTAAACCCTGTCTTCTTCATGCTGGCTTCTGTTTCAAAGACGGCAAAGACTGCGCCTTGACCTATGTGGAAACCATAATGCTTGTCGTCAAAGGCTGAAGGCAAGATGCCCTCGGAATCTAAACTGCTGGTCAGGACTGCTCCTGATTCGCCAAAAAAAGTGGTCACCGAGTTGGTGACCGCATCTTCGACTCCAAGGACAATGACTCGCTCAAATCCGTACAACTGAATTAAGTGACGCACATCCATCATCACCTTGAGGCTGGAGGCGCATGCCGATGAATCGCTGGATACGTGGTCAGAAGCACCGCAAGAACTGGCTATTCGTCCAGCATAGACCTGAGTCAAAGTCAGCGGGAGGAACTTGTAAGTGTACGTAAGTTGCGTATTGCCGAAGTCTTTGGGATTGATGCCAGCAAAGTGGCTGTTACCCGCCGCAAGGATGAATGCAGTACGACAAGGGTTTTCCCTAAGTGTCTGCAAAAGTACTGGGTCTAGGACTTTCTCAGCCAGTTTATGGGGAGCATAGAACATGCCGCTGTTCTTGCGAGCATAGGTCTCTGGGAACCAATGAACCTGTTGGGGGTAGGGTAGGTCGTCCATGAACGTCAAATCCTCCGTAGAGGCGGTTCTGGACTCTGTGAGGTATATCACCATTGCACACTCGCAATCGCCTCGTCCACCGAGGCTGGGGTGATGGTTTTGTGTTGTTCAAGGAAGTCTTTGTACTCACGTGGGGTCTTGGGATGCCATTCCTTGCAAGTCTCTTCGTCAATCCCATAGACTTCAGACAAATAAATGCCAGCCATCAAAGCATCAAGACTGTCCAGACCAGTTTCTTTTAGGTCTTCATCCATGTCCCGAACGTTGAAGTCGCCTTGGTGTGCTGGGCGCACAATCTTAGCAACCCGTTTAAACAGTTCAAGAAAGTCTTTGTCGTCCATTTTTTCTCCTTGTGTTTGTGTTGGATTCACAATTAACCTATCTTCCAGTCTACTCCGTCAGAATAGACTGGCACTTTGCTCGAACCGCCTGACGCAACAGTTGTCCCAAAGGTTGAGACGGAGGAGTCTGTCACAAAGGCACGAGCACCAACACCGGATGCAGTCGCATCTGGCAAAGTACTTACCGTGTAAACGGTGTTGGATGGGGCCTGATTGGTGATTTGAGTCACCGCATCATTCAGTTGATTGAAATACAAACGCAGTACGTTCGTCAGTTGCGCCAAATAGAGTTTGCTGTACTCATCCTTGGGTAACGGAAGGTTTGGTACTGAGGGCGACTGTATTTTCATGAGTTTCCTCGACGACCATCGGGACGGATGTCAATACGGGGTGCACCCAACTGCCACTGGTCTCCAAGGTTGTTGTTCTCAATCTTGAACACCAATTGACGACCACGCACACGGATGTACAGAGTACCAGTGAACTCCTCTACCGGAACCTGTGTGATGCGGTTTACAGTGCCGTAGTCAATACCGCCAACCGAGGCTGGGTTGGTGTAACCAGAGCCTGAGTTCTGCAATGGAATCAATGTCATAACCGCACTTGGGTTGTCGCTTGTTGAGTTGCGGAAGGTCAGGTCAGGCAAGATGCGGTAGATGAAGCCAAAGTTGTGACCGTCATCAATGTCAAACTCAGAAGACTGAATGTATGAATCAATAGCGGATGGAGGATTCAATGTGCCATCATCTGTACCATTTTCATGGAACACAACGTTCTTGGCATAGGTTGCCGCCATCGGGTAAGCACGTAGGCCGGAATCTAACCATGCAGTGCGACCAAGATAGCCGTAGTACCAAATCTTTTCCAAATAGTTGTAGACGACATAGGTGTCAATCTTCGTGCTACCCGCAGAGCAGTAATAGAACCATACTTCATTGAAACCTTCATTGGTGCTGGCAAAGGCTTGGTAGTTCTCATCCAAGTTGATATTGCCAAACACAAACTGACGCAAGTCGCAAGACAATGTGCCCACGCTACCGTCATACATGTAGAACTTGTCTCGACCCATCCAGTACACAACGCCCGAAGCCAAGGCTGTGGCATTGGGGCTGATAAGGGAGATGTTGTCGCCCACCAATTGAGAACCCCAAATTGCAGGTGGTCCAAGGTATTGCAAGGAATACAAGGTCGAGTCAGTCCACACCAAGATTTCCTGACGAACCTGCATGGCGGTCATGATGCCGGAGCCATGCGAAAGACGAACGCTACCCGCTTGATTAACAGCATCAGGTGTCCAGTTGGTAATAGATTCTTGGTCAGACCAACGAATCAGCATGGGGTCTTGCACGGCAGAGCCGTAGTCATTGCAACCAAATGCAAAAACAAAACGAGACACATCTGATACCGCCACCCAGTTTTGAACTGTTGGCACATCTGAAGCGCCATAAATGGTTGAAACATCTACGCCATGACTCAAAACTCCGTTTGCCGCAGTCCAATAATATATGGGTCCACCAAGCGGGGCAAAAACCAAATTTTCGCCAAAGTTGGCTTGAGACCAAAGGCGAATCTGAACGGTGGTTGATGCGCTAAATCCCCACGAACCAGAACTCCAAGCGCCAGAACCCCAGCCAGTCAATGGAACTTGTACTTCAGGTCCAGTATTGATTTCATACTTGGCGTACGTAGTTCCAGAGTATGTTCCGCTTGATGTTGCGGCTGTGGATACTGTGATGTCGTAATAGTTTGCATCAACGTATGTAATTTGATACTCACCAAAAACCGTCACGCCATTGAAAGTCACGGTAGGAGTGAGTGTTACAAAGTCATTGTTTACCGCCCCGTGGCTTGGCGCATGAACCCTGACAACCTTTGAAAGATTTGTGGTTGTGTAAGGATTGGTTAAGGCAACGGTATAGTAGAAATACTGGATGGTTACACTGCCGCCACCAGTCCCCGGAGAGGATGCCGCAACGGTCGTGGTAATGGTGTACTGTGTGCTGTTTACACGGGTAACGGTAAATTGACCGTTTAAATTGGCGGCAGGAATGCCATTGACCGCAACAGTCACGTTGCTGATGTTGACCACATCGCCCGTTTGAACGTTGGATGAGGCATCGGTAACGGTCACCGTGTACGAAGATGCTGTTGTTGTAAACGGATTAGTCAGAATATCAGTACGTGTTGAATACCGATATGGGGTGATGTCGTAATAAGCACCACCGCTTTCAATGTAGTATTTGAGGTTTGTTCCTACTGCTAGGACGTTTAAACTGGAAAGAGTAATCCAGTTCCACAGCGCACGGCAAACGCCAAGAAAAGTTGCCGCAGAGATTTGAACCCATCCGCCAATCTTCTCAGGTGTGCCTTGACGAAAGCGAATTTTATCGCCCTCATACCAGCCACCTTCGGTTGTGTATCGAGTGTTTTCTCTGTTTACACCGGGTTTAAAGACTATTTTTTTTAGCGGCATACATAACCTTATAAGTAGAGGCGTGTGCCAGCCTTATCAATAATCAAGACTTGCTGGCGAGGTTTCTCGTCAACTGTATTGGGAATTGATATGTGTGTCCAACGGTCAAATTCTCGAATCAACTGGTCATATCCAATACCAGAGGCTTTGATTGTCTGAACGACTTCGTCCGGTGTCATGCCCGGAATACGCAAATCGGCGGCGCATCCAATTCGATGCTGAGATGTGTCCTTGGAGCCAACGGCATCGTTGACCTGTTTGCTTCGGAAAGCCGAGTTAATCATCACTGGCTTGCCGCCAAGTGCTGTTTTGACCTCTTCCAAAAACGAAGCCAGACGATTGAGGTTTGCCAACTCAGCGTCATTAGGAGTGTTGTCGAACTCCCGATGGTCGGTGTGAGTCAGTTCTTCGAGGGTAAAGTGTTCTGAGAGGTTCATTGTTTATTTGGCGTTGAGTTGTAAAGCATGTGGTCTTTTGCTTGGCTACCAGCAGAAGACCCAAAATAAAACGAAATCACCTGTTCCGCTTTGGCTGACAAATACCCAATTAAAGTACCCGCCATCGCAGATTCAATTTTGGAAAAACCCGCCAAGGTTCCCACTACCACACTGATGAAAGATAGCACAATAATGATTGCCAAGAAAGGCACAAGACGAGATTTGGTTGCTACTTGCATATCTCGTGCTGATTTGCGGTCAGCAACTGCCAATTCCTCAAAATTCAAACCCAATGACTGGGCTTGCTTTTGAAGTTCAAGTTCAGCAACTTTGACTTGGGCAATCTGTTCGGCAGACATCTTTCCCTCATCCAACATCTTCTTGGCATCATCAGGGTTTACACCAAGCGCCTTTGATGCGGCTTCGACGGCAAGGCCAGCCAATGGACCGCCAAGGGCTGTTGCAATTGTGGGTGCTACTTGTTCTAACCAACTCATGGCGTGTCCTTACACAAAAATTTCAAAACGTCTGCGGTTAGAGAACATCTCAAGTTCGATGGTGTTCACTCTGCACCGCTTCGTATACAACTCCAAATCAAGTTCTGCCGTAGCGTCCCTGACCTTTTGTGCCGCAACGTCCAACTTATAGGACTCCATGCGGCGCTCAACCATTTTTGCAAAAGCCTCCGTTTGAATGGAATGCTTTGGCTCGACCATTGGATACCACTTTCCCAACGTAATCATTTTTTCCCCCTTGCCGCCAACTTTTCATACAAGGCAATGATTTCCTGTCTCAACTCAACACTATCAGAAGTTCCTGCCCAGTGGGGCAAGTTATTCCAAATCACAATCAATTGTTCTTCGCTACACCTTGCTCCGGTTGTTCGGAGCCAACCAGCCAACTTTTCATGTCGCTCCGTTGGGTTGTGCGTTGAAAAAGCAATTGCATAAAACTCTGCCGTACTGCATCCGTTCAATGCCGTTGCTCCAAAGAACGTCAACAGCAGTAACAAAATAAACCAGCGCATCAATCATTTCGCCATCTCTGTTGATGCCAAATTTATTCGGGTCTTTACAGCGCCAAGGTCTTGAGGCTCTTTGGTAAATCCCACCGAGACATACCCTTCAAAAGCGCCCATTTCGGGAGGAATAGAACCACGGCAAATAAAATTTACGCCTTGTTTTTCTTCCCAATCAGATGTTTTACCTGTGGCGACCAATTTATCGCAGTAGACCTCGCCATTCATCATTGCAATCACTGCGGCATTACGGGCTGGGTCTTTACCAAATAGGGTGGAGTTATAGCCATCAAGGGCAGTCTCACGTCCTTTGGGGCCAAACGCAAGTAGCGTAGTCCTGCCGTTAACGGTCAAGGCTACTTTGTGAACCAGCACAGTTTCTGACTCCAAGTCTTTTTGGAGCCTTTGGGCAATGTGTTCAAGGACTTTGACTTCCTTGAGTTCAGATTCGTGTTTTGAATTTGTGATTGCGCTCAGAATGACGACACGAGAATCCCAAGCAAAATATCCTGCAAAGGCAAGGAAAGAAAGCAGGATAACGGTAAAGAGTTTAAACGGGTTATCTACCCATTTGATGAGGTCAGTGATACGACCGACCATGTCGGTGTTCTTTGAGACTTCGACCTTTGAAGTCTCAACTGGAGGCGCAGAAGCCTTTGGCGCTCGAACTCTACGAGGTGCTGGCGCAACTTCTCCCGTCTTCTTTTTTGTGACCATTATTTGGCATCCTATTGCCTTTCATGAAAGTCTTCAGGGGCACGTAGCCCCCGAAGAGTCTCGTTTTACTCAGCAGGTTTTGCTTCGGCTTGCTCAACGCCGTTACTAATTTGGCCTTGCGATTCTTGTTGAATCGCTTGAACCAACTGAAATACTTCTTGGAAAGGTTTGGTTCCAAGGTATTGCATAACAGCGTTAACCAAGTTCAAAGACAATGAAATTTTTTCCATTTTTAACTCCATGTACGGCTTAGATGGGGAAGCCGTTTTGACCCCATAACATTATGCCGAAGGTTGCGCCCAAGGCAAAGGTGGCGTGACAATTGGTGGATTAATTTGTGCATCAATTGATGCTTGAATAGCCGCCTCGGTAGCAGTCTGGTCAACACCGTTTGCCCAGCACCAGCCCAAAACTTGTTGCTGTGTAAGTTGGTCGTAAGGGGTGAATGAGCCTTCAGGCATTGGGAATGTGCAAGTGCCGTAGTTGGTTGCGGCGTAGTCCACAGCATTTGCTGTTTCAGCGCCATTACAGCGCCAACCTGCGGTGACTACAACATCAGTGTATGAACCCTCAGTGGGTTTGCACTGCATATATTCGATGACCCAAGTAATAGTTGCTGACATGATTTTTCCTTTCAGTGATTAAAGATTTGCGGCATCCAAACGTGCCTTGAGTGATTGATTTTCATTTATCAATTCATTTATCATTGCCACCAAGTCTGCCATAACTTCTGAACTTGATGCTTGCATTGCTTGCATGACTGGTTTGCCGTCTTTATCTACAGCGTCTTTTTTTCCTGTAACAGAAGCACTATAAGAATCTGCAAACTCATGCGCCAAGAAACCACGGAATTCAGAACCATCAGCAATCCAAGTACCTTGCTTTGGTTGCAAAGACATCAAGCGCTCTTTGTACCCTGTCAAGTTGCCTGTGACATTTTTTAAGCGATAGTCTGAAGTTGTGTTGTAAACAGTTATTGTTCCGTTGGTAGTAACAGAGCCGACTTTTGTTGGGCCATAAAAAAATGATATAAGATTATTTCCAAGATCACGAATATTTAATGCGGAATCCGCTGTATAACCACCACTAATATTGATTTGACCGCCTCCACCTGCAGGTCCAACTTGAATTAAACTACCAGATACTTTAGTGCCAGCACTTGTGGTTCCAACAAGAAAATTACCGCTTGAATCAATACGGGCGCGCTCTACTGTTCCACCGTTATTTTGAGAGTTCCAAATGTGGTTTCCATATACAGAGTTTTGAGTGTTTACGCTGTTGTAATACGCTTGAGCACCATTTGCGTAAATAGATAAATATTGACTGCCAGTTGCGTTTGTATTGCCAATACGAAGAATTTGGTCATCTGTTCCACCATTTAAATACAAAAGAGATGATGGACTAGTCGTGCCAATACCTGCATAACCATTACCATCTATAAAAAATCTATAACCACTGGCGGTTGAATCGTACAGACCAAATGAACCCACTACGTTTGCGGCATTGTTTGACAACACCCATGTGTGACCGCCACTTTGTCCATCTAATAATGCAAGATACTGGTTGTTGACTGAGCCATTTTGGTAAATCGTTAATGGGTATGCTGAAGAAGTAGTACCAATTGAAAAGTTACCGTTTGAACTTATACGAGCACGCTCTGTTGCGTTAGTCCAAAAAGCAATTGCATTTGCGCCATCTGCCGCAAGAATAACTCCCGATCCGGGCGTATATAAATATCCTTGACGAGTTCCGCCGACACCAAGGCTGACGATAGCCGTGTTAGTTCCATTGACACTTAAATCAGTTCTATTAGCCGCAGAACTTAAACTGGATGTAGTACCCACCAGCAAATTCCCACTAGCATCCAGAGTCATTGCCTGAGTAAAGGTAATGGCGTTTCCTGCTGTGCCTGATGGGGCGTTGTACCAAATATGTTGTCCTTGGAACTGCTGATAGTAACTTGCTAACTGAGTTGATTTGTATATCCAGTTAGTTCCATTGTTATAAGCGTTGGAAAAAATAATTGGTGAACCGTTGCCAAAACAAAGTTGTCCGCCACCATAAGCAGAGCCTTCAAATGCTTTGTAGTTTCCACCCCAAGCACTAGGAGTAACTCCCAAGCCTAGATTGCCTGAGTATGAAATATTTAAAGCAAGTGGCGATTGACCATATAAACCAAGTTGCAAACTAGAGTCGCCTGCGCCTGTGCCGTTTTGGAAGCGAATAATTCCAGTTCTATCAGTTGAAGCAGATTTACCAATTAGCACATCAACATAATTGCTGTTTGAAAGAGAATTTGCAAATATGTTTGTAATTTCTTGGCTTGATGTGTTTGTTGTTTCAACACTTAATTTTCGTGAAGGACTACTTGTACCAATACCCAGACCTGTGCTGTTGATACGCATTAGTTCTGAGCCAGCATTGTTTTTAAATGCTATTGAATCGCTTGGTGCGTAAATGCTTGGCGCATTAGCGTTTCCAGAATCCCACAAAAATAAAGAGTTGCCGCCAATAATGCTTTGATGACCATTGATAACAACTTTGCCAACATAAGAAGTTGGGCTTGTGGTTCCAACGCCTAAATTACCTGCGCTATCAAGGCGCATGACCTCTCGCACACCAGTTGCTTGGCTGTTTGTACCAAATTGCAAATAACCCGCATAGTTACCCGCTGTTCCGTTTTCTTTGCGCCCTGAAATAGATGCAAACTGAGCAATAGAACTTGTGCCGCTGTAATAACCACCAAGGCTAATACCACCACCATAATCAATGGTTGCTGTGTCTGTGCTAAATGCTTGTATGGTTTGGTAGTTGCCCATAGTGGCATTTGCGGCACGAACATCAACCTTTGATAAAGGACTACTTGTACCAATACCTAGATTGCCTGAGGAGTCGAGAACCATTGATGGCGTAGACCCAATAGCAGACCCGCCACCAGCAGTTGTTTGGGTAAATTCAAGGCCACCATTTACGTTATATTGGTTTGCAATTACCCAGTTTTTTTGTGTTGATGCTCCATTAAAAATAACACCAGCACCGCTATTAATTGTTGAGTAACCAATTCGCGCCCAAGTAGTTGCGGCAGTATTTTGAACATCCAACTTATAACTAGGACTACTTGTACCAATACCCAGACCTGTGCTGGTTAGGCGCATTTGTTCTGAGCCGTTAATCTGAAACTCAAGCGGAATTGCTCCATTTAATGTTCCAATGATTGCATCAGTGCTATTTCCCAAAAGAGAAAAATATCTTGTAGCGCCTGTACCCATATCAATAGCGCCATAACTCGTACCGCTAATTTCAAGAACACTTGAACCGCTTGATGTAATTCCAACAGAACGAGTGTAAAACCGCCCAAATGGGTCTGAAGTTCCACCAATAGAAAAGTTAGTTCCATCAAAAGTAAGCGCAGAACCGCTTGTAGCAACTTTAGAACCATTCAGATATACCACACCGTTGGCTGTGCCGCCAGTCCAAGTAACGGTTCCGTTGACTGTTTCATTGCCAGTAACAGTCAGAGAAGAAAGAGTCAGTGCACTGCCAAGATAGTTGAAAGCGGTAACAACGTTTGTGCCATCCACATACACAGCGCATTTAAACCCGTTAGGCACGGTGATGCCTGTGCCAGCGGAGGTCTTCACAACAATGTTGAAGCCGCCTGTGGTGTTGTTCTCAACAATGTAATTCTTGTTGATGTTTGGAACAATCAGGTTGCGGCTGGCAGTGTTTGTTCCCGTGCAGTTCAAATAGACGTTACGGAACGTCTGGTTGGTGGATGCGGAGACGGGAGTCAGGGTGACATCAGCATCACTGAAGGCAACGGTTGCACGACCAACAATTGCTTCCTCAAACACATATTGGAAGTTGTTGTTGGTAGTCGAACCCCAAGTACCAGTTTGTTCACCAGTACCAATCAGTTCGACATAGAGGTTTGATGAGTATGTTGACATAGCGTTCCTACACCGTTGTTATTTCGTTCCAATTCGCAACCTGCGTGTCATCTACCTCTGTCCATCCAGCAGACTCATCGTCATTGATTGCGGTCCAATTTGGTGTTTGGTTGTCATCAATGACACTCCAATAATAGTAACCCAAGTCGCCCGTCAAACCTCTTGCATTGACACCTGTCAACACCGCTGTTTTATTGACAACCAATGCCGCCGTTCCACCTGACGCTCTGACACCTGTCAAAGCAGTCGATTTGCCGGGGGCAATTGTTCCAGCCGAGCCTCTTGCACCAACTCCGGTCAAGGCAACAACAATGTTTTCTGCCTCAGTTCCAACCGCACCTGTTGCAAGGACTCCTGATATGGCTTGTGCACTTCCTGCGACTACCGTACCAGTTAATCCTGCCGCCGTCACGCCCGAAAGCGCAACGCTCTTACTTTGTACAACACTTCCAACAAAACCGCTTGCAGAGACTCCGCTCAATGCAACCGATATGTTTGGCGTTGCTGTTCCTGCCAATCCAGAAGCCGCTACGCCACTTAGCGCAACTGACTTGCTTGGACTTACTGTTCCTAATGTTCCAGAGGCATTGACACCCGTCAAAGCCTCTGAATGCGTTACTCCAACCGTTCCTACAAAACCACTGGCAAAGGTTCCTGTTTCAGAAGGATTCTCTGCCGCTACAACCGTTCCAACAGCACCAGACGCACCAACACCGCTGAGGGCGATGGTAATGTTTGGAGTTGAAGTTCCTACATCACCTGTTGCAGAGACTCCAGTCTCTGCAAGTGTCCCGCCCCAGCCATTGTCGCCCCACGCATTATTGCCCCAGCCGAGCGCCATTAACTCACCTCATCAGGTAGTTGACAGGCGCAACAGTGCAGTTGTCGTGGTGTTCGAAGGCATCGTCAATGTGAAGTTACCCGCAGTAATTGTCTGAGAGCCAAATGTAAACACAGCCACAGCCTTGTTGGACTGGCTTGAGTTGTACATCAGCATCGTGTCAAACGCTGTGGACAAAGTCACGTTGGTATACGTCACGCTTGCTGATGGAGTCCAATAACCAACGCCAGCCGTGGTCGAACTGTTTGTCGATGCAGGGTTGGTTGCATTGGTGATGGTCACGCCACCAGCGGTATAGTTTGTGCCCGTCACTTCGCCAGTAGAACTGTAAACGGTTGTTGATGCGTTCAAAGTAGCCGATGTCAAATACAAAGCGCCTTTAAACGTGTTGGCAGTACTTGCGGTTTGTGCAGGGTTTGCCGAACTGAAATTGTGTGTGGCACTAAAAAGTTCACCGAGGAACGAAGTGCACATGGATTGGGTATTTGCCATGACTTATCCTAAAGTTGCGGTGTCAGCCACCATGAAAGAAGGGATGTTCTTCAGCGTCACGTGAGCCGAACGATGGACAAGTTCGCCATCCAGCCAGTACTCAACCCAAGTGGTGGATTCATTGTCGTTATCGACACTGCCTTCCCGCTTTTCTAGCAGGGAATCGTCCATCTCGCCTTTGGTTGTATTGACCAGCATGTTGGCTCCTTGTTTAAACTCTGATTAAAGCACTTGACGGCGTATCCGCTGGCAAAGTGACTGTGAAATTTGGTCCTGCCGTTTTATCTGAACCGAAGTTTAGGATGGCAACTGACTTATTTCCCTGCGTTACATTGTAAATTAGCGCACCACGACAAGTAAAGGAAACATTTGTCCAAATTACGTTGTCGAAGGTCACATAAACAATACCATTTTGAGTGTCAGATTTGATGACAACGTTTTGGCAAATCTTGCCGCCAGCCGTGTAATTTGTTCCTGAAACCTCGCCCACGCTGGTATACGCCAATGTGTTGGCATCCAAATCGGCAAGAGCGGTATACAGCGCCATGCGCAAAACATCCGTCGAGAGGTCTTGAACCCCTTTGAGGATGTCTTGCTTGAACGAGGTGGTTACTGTTTGAACAATCATACGACCTTGTATTTTGGTGCGCCATCTCGGTAGAAGTCGCCTTGTTCTTTGGCATCGCCCAACTGTTTGAGAAGCGCCATAGAGTCGTCGTACCGTTTTTGATACAGCGCAACCATGTCTGCCTCGCCCTTCATGTAGGTGATGGCTTCCATCAAAGTGCCGCAAAGCAGGGCAGTATCAAAATTCTCACCCAACCACGTTTGACCCGCAGTCACAATGGACTCTGGGTAGTAGTAGTAGTGCATCTCCATGTGATACACAGCATCTGGTGTTGGTCCAAGAATAAGCGTCATCACCAAAGGATTGCTGGACTGTTGACCAAACAAGCCATAGTACTGGGGTAAACCCGTATCTGTTGGAGAAGGGTAAGCCTCACGGACAAAGTTGGCATCTTTGTTGAGCAGGTAGGTGTAAGTCTCAGTCGCTGTGCCGTAGTTCTCAATCATGGCGATGGAGAAAATTGACAAATAGTCTTGAGGCAAAGCCACGTACTTGTTGGCTGGCGAAGTCACACCCGTCACATTTTTGCGCAACGAAGGCAACTGAACAGAGTTGTAAATGCGCTGTTCAGCCTGTTCGATGAACCTGTCCATGTCCAAGGTCGGAAAATTATTTTCCGAGTAGTCTTGGACAGCGGTTACCAGTTCATTGTAGGTCATCGTTTAAACCTCAGCACATAGGGCCACGAGCGATGCGACCTTTGGTTGCCGCACCATTACCACGGGTCTCAATGCCTGAAGTTTTAATCTCAGGACCGCCATCACGGTTGATTGCACCCACGCTCACACGCATGTCATCCAAAGCAGAGTAACGCTTGCCACCACGAGACTGGTCAAGTTCGTTGATGGTCAAACCTTTGCCGCTTGATGTGTGTGGTTCGGCATAGACGCTGGCATCACCAACTTCTTTGCCCATCATTTTTTTGCTGAACTTAGCCATCACTTGCTCCCTTGATTGGTTGCACGAGCCATGTTGCGACCCATTTTCATCATGTCAACAGAAGTCGGCCCACCCTTCTTCATGCCGTGCATAGACTTCTCATGTTTCTTGACTTCTTTTTTCGCTTCTTTGTCAGCGATTTTGGTAACTGTTTTGCGGTCCATGTTTAAACTCCTTAACTGGTTGATATTGTCACACTTCCAATTGCAAATTTCAATGCAAGATTGTTAGGGGTAAGCCCCGCATCAATACTGCTTGAACCTCCAACCGGATTCCATCCCCACTGGAAAATTCGACTACCCTCGTCTTGGTAACCAGTTTGGCTTTCTCCATACCCATTGCCATTGGCAGTTTGTAGGCCGTTTAAACCTGATGCCCAGTAACTCACGTCGGGACGTGGTTCACGGACGGCTTGGGGGTCTTGAACAGGGTACAGACCAAGAGACAACTGCGGTTGGTCTGGGTCCCAGCACTCAGGGCACACCTTCAAATTAAACAGGCGTGTCTTGATAATCTCTTTTTTGAGTTCCTTGAGTTTGTACCGCTGACCGCATCTATCGCACTCAGCAATACTGTATTTGCCAGAAGCGTATTGCGTTGCCATGCTTTACCAGAAGAGTTGTCGTGGGGCGAGGCGCAGAGATGCCTTCTCACGGTCTTCCGTGGAGGCAATCAGCCATGCTTCGTCATAAGCGGCTTTTAAACGGTCTACGTCTGCATTCTTGGGGTTTTTGATTGCCAAGTGATATGACAAGCCAGCCACCACAGCGGGAAGCAAGCGGAAAGGAATGTCTTGAACCGTTGTACCCGAGCCAGCATCTTGAATGCGGCGTAGACGGTAGTAAACAAGGGTGAAGTCACCACCTGCGCTGGCGGTAGGCCAGACACTGACAGATGGCAAATTTTGGTTGTAAATGGCTTCAGTTGTGGTGTGAGCGGCGGCTGTTGTGCCAGCCTGACCACGTGCGCACAACTGCAATTGATTGTTTGCCACGCTGGTGTAGAAAATGGTCTCAGAGCCAATCCGAATGAAGCCAGAGGCTGGCAGACTGGCTGTCGAGTTCAACTGAATTGTGGTGTCAGTAGCCGAGATATTGGCTGATAAAACGGCTGAGGTCAGGTTCTCTTGACCAGACTGACGGTTAATCCACAACTGAATTGGGCGACCCTGAGCCAGTTTGTTTGGAATCTGAAGGTAGGTCGTCTCAGAGATACGGGTAATCGAGATGTCCTGTTGGTTCTGAGTACCTTGATATTGGCGCACAACGTGGTCTAGGAGGTCGATTGTGTCCACGGGAAGAGGGTAGGCTACCTGACCCGTTGCAAGCGGTATCTCGCCCTGTTCTACGGTCCATAGATTGATGCCTCGGCTTGCCCACTCGATGGTCAGCAAGTTCATAGAACGACGAGCGGTACGCAACTGGTAGCCAGAGCGCATTTCCACGCCGCAACGCTCATACGCTTCCTCAGCGATTTCGTTGAAGTCGAGGTTAAATGCTGTGTTTCCGCTCGTGTAAGCCATTATTTGAAGCCTCTTAGTGTCTCAGCAAGACGTGCACGTTGACCAAGTTTGCCCGGTTTCTTTGCCGCCGCATCCAATTTTTTCTTTGGGATTTTTTCGCCAGACTTAACGCCCAGTTCCTTCTTTAAGGCTCCGGGCTTTTTGACTGCGCCAGCAATCCAGTTCTTACTTGTCATTTGCTTGCCCTCATGTTGTCAACCAAATTGGGATAAGGTCTTCCTGCCGCTTTTGCCATCGCCTTGGCTTTGGACTTTGCTTTGGAAGACAGTTTCTTTGGTGCACCCAAAGACTCGGGGCGTGGTTTATCCCACACCGCTCCGCCCTTCTTGTACATGTCAACATCGTCCGGATTGTCCGAACGATGAATGACTTTCTTTCCGGGCATTTTGCTGGGGTTTATATCCCCCATGCCACGGCTCGGTCTCACTTTTTGCCTCGTGCCATACCGCCGCCGCAGAGTTTGGCAACTTTGTCTTGCTCAAACTCATGACCAGCCGCATGTTTTTGGAATTCGTTTTTGTGATGCTTGTGACCGCCATCTTCATGAACGGCGATGAAGTCATCAAAGCGTTGCATGTTCTTTGCGGGTTCCATTTGCTCGGTTGTCATCTTGCGCATGTCAGTTCTCCTTAAAGGTATTTACCACGAGTTTTGCCACGTTGGGCGATGCCGTCACCACGCTTGGATGCTGATGACTTGACTGTTCCACCACGTTTAAACATCTTGGCAGGAGACGAATCGTCTTGGTTGCCGGAAGATGAAGAGGCTGGCGGCTGGATGTTGAATGTTTGATTTGTCCCTTGAGAACTGTCGGTGGTAGCCGTTGGGCTATCGCCAGCATTTCCGTTGGGGAATGGGTACTGGTTACCTGAATTGGCTTTCTCACCAAACACCCCATCGGACGACTGACCGCCGCCCATTGAGATGGTGATACCGCCACTTGCGTAGCGTTTCTTAGCCATTAGATTACCCGACCCTTCATCTTGGGCTGAGAGAAGCGAGTGCGACCACGTTCAGCGATGCCGTCAGCAGAAGACACATAGCCGCCTTCAGCAAAACGCTTAGGCTTGCCACCGGATTCGATGCCAATGCTCTTACCAGAATCGCCAAGGTTACGGCCTTTGGTGTGACCTTTTTTCTGGACTGCGCTTTCGCCAAACTTGAGTTTCTTGTTGGAGCCTTTCTCCACATCACCACTCATGCTTGAAGGCTTGACGCTACCGCCTTTTTTCATGCCCATTGTGGGAGCAGGACCAGCAGGACCCACGCCACCCATTGTTGGGGCAGGAGCCATTGTGGGAGCGGGAGCGCCCATAGGCATGCCACCGGGGATTGCAGGAGCACGACGAGCGCCCATCATTGCGGCAACACGGGGGTCTTTCTTGGGGTTGGTCATACCACCAGCCGCCATTTTCTTGACCTTGCCGCCACGCTTCATCATTTCTTCAGACATTTCGTGCTTAATCATGGATGCAGGAGCGCCCTTCTTTTTCATGAAGTTCACTTCTTTAGCCACCATTGCTTTTGATTCTTTCATTTCACCACCTCTTTTAAAAGTTTTGCCCTTATCGGCATTTGCAAAATCTTGTCCCACAGATTGTGGAACTCCTACCTTCTTGGCAAACGCCTTATTATGGGCAATCGCCTCCATAAAACGATGTTGTTTGGCTGAACTACTTGGCATCATTTCCTCGTTTCAATAAAGCGGTCAAGTTTCTCTTCCAGCCTATCAAAGCGGTTGATAATTTGAGCCATATCGCTACGAACTTCTGTTTTGGTAATGTAATCACGAGCAATTTCCTCTCTTGTTTTGTTCAAAAGAATGTTCTGACGAAGCAATTCCTCATCAATCTTTTTGATGCTCAACTTGAAATCTTTCATTGCTGTCATTGCAAGACCAATAATGATTGAAGTCAACAACTGCCACAAAGCCAGTCCAACGCCCAAATACATTTCCGGTGTCATTTAGCACATCCTGCCTCTGGTCTTTCCCTTTTGGGCAATACCATCTCCCTTGAAACCTGAAATCATGCCGCCTTCGGCACAGTTCCAAGCACGTAGGCTTTTGTTGATTCGAGAGTCAGGGTCATGAGCGGTTTTTTCGCTGGTGAGTTTCTTCTTCATGCCTTCCATACGGGCACAAAAAGAATCACGGCGCTTGCCGCCTTCAGGCTGAGGACGCTTTAAACCCGGCTTGCCCGGATTGGCGGCGTTGTAGGAAGCCCTCCCTTTGGCGTTTAAACCGCCACTGGGATTTTTTCCTTCGGAACGTTGCCAAGCGGGACTCTTAGCCATAGAACACCGTAATTTTTGTGCTTGCAGGTAAAACAACATACACGCCATTTTGAAACAAGATTCCTTCAGCGGGAATTACTGTCGAAATAATTGCAGTATTGGTTGTTGTATCCACGGACATCAAAATGTTGCCGCTGTTTGTGGTTGCGTTATCGTAAAAATCAATTTGTCCAGCAGTACCGCTTGGAGCAATTTGATAACCTCTAACACGACTGCGTCCAGCAAAAATTACACCTGACGCATTTAAATGCGTTGACTTGACATCGGTTTGCATCATGATTGATTCTCCTTAAAAGTTAAAGCAGGGAGTTTCCTCCCCGCTCAGAATCAGTCAAAGTTACCGTATGGGTAAGTTGTGCTGTTACCGATGTTGTTGTCGTCTTGGACGTAATTGATGTCAATGTTGAACTTGCCAGCAGTCAAGGCAGACAAACCAGTACCAACAATTGCCAAAGTGCAAACCACTTGGGAAAGTTGAGGTGGGTTGTTGTTGCCAGTGGTGATGTCGGCAGGGGTAGACAACATGTTGCCCAAGTTGGAGGCGCTGTAAGTCGTAGCAATACGACCAGTTGTACCAAACGAATCAGTGCTACTGAGAGTCACAGTTGCGTAGGTAGGAGAACTGGTCACAAAGCCGTTGGACACCAAGAGTGCAATTGAACTGATGGTTGTTTTTGTGCAAGCAATCGTAGTGATGTAATCAAACACCACGGTTTCAATTTGGCAATTGATTGGCAAATAGAACACAGCGCCACGATAAATCGCAGTAGACGCATCAGCAGTGGGTGTGACAACGGTAGGAGGATATACCGAGGCAGAGGGGGTATAAATAACAGCCGCCTGATTGGGGATGTTATTTGAGGAAACAAATTGACCAGAGCCGCCAGCATAGTTTGCTGTGCCGCTACCGCCAGTGGCGGCAAAGTCAAGAATAATGTTTTGCGACAGACGCTGGTAACCAACGTTGCGCAGAGGACCGAAACGGTTATCGCCAGAAAGGACTGGCCCTTCAAATGTTGAACGTCCCATGATGGAACTCCTTATGCAAAAGTCTCTCTATTGTCGTTGCATCGTCCTGCTGGGTGCAGGTCAATAGAAATGAATCCCCAGTGATTTAATCTTACAACAAAACAACAAAAAAGGGGGCGTTTAAACCCCCTTTCTTGCTTAGTAGGAACCAGAAGAACCGTAAACACCCAGTGGGTCAGACCAGCCGAATGAATAACGCTCACGAGACTTGTAACGGACGTTACCAGTATCGAAGTCGCCGTCCATGCTGTTCTGCAATGGGGTGCGCACGAAGTGCTTCAAGCCGTTAGGCACATCAGTAGTCAAGAACCAAGCATTGGTGTCGGTCAAGAAGTGATTCTGTGAATAACCTTCTGGAATCGAACCATTGTTTTTCAAGGCGTTGATGTCGTTGTTGTTTGTACCAACACGCAGAGAAGTTTCGAGCAAACGAGTTGCAACAAACTGCAATGCAGGAGGAACAATCAACTTCTTAGGTTTAGCGGCAATCAGCAAACCACGCTCGTCTGTCCAACCAGCGAT